CCGGCGCATCCGAATCGCCCTCGTCCGCCGCGGCGTTTGCCGGCTCCGCGGGTTCGGTGGGCTCTTCCGCCGGGTTCATGTCTTCGGGGGCACTCGTATTCTCCACCGGCGCAATCTCTTCGGCGCCGGGTTCGATATCGTCTTGTGCGTCATCATTCGGACGCATGCTCGACAACACGCCCGCAAAGCCCTGTCGATCCTCGAAAGGGCCACCCTCGATAGACGGGCTGGCGGACTGCGGAGCAGTTTCGGGCTGGGTTTCTTGTTCAGGTGGCATTGTCGTCTTCCTCGTGTTCAGGCATTTCATCCATGTGAGCCAGGTGCTCGGGGAACTTGAGATCCCATTCGCACTGTTTCATCTTCCCCAGCAAAAATCGTTCGGTATCGCGCGGGCAGGATTCGTCGTCGCGCTTACCCTGGCACGAGACCGCTTGCATGTACGTCTGGAACTCAAACCACCGCCAGCACAGGCCATTCTTGAACTCAGCGATTTCGGCAATGGTCGGTGTGCGCTCGGGTTGCTGATACATCAGATCACCTGCTGCTGGCCAATAGGCACAAGGTTGCCGGCCGCCGCCTGTTCTTCAACCATTTCGTCGGGCATCGGAGTACGAGTCACCTGCTCGACCTCGGGGTAATCGTCCAGATTGTCGACGCCGTTCCTTCGAAGAAAGGTCTTCATCACGCCGGCCCACGGAATGCCCTCGGTCATCTCCATCGCTACTTCGGGGATGGACATGCCCACTTTCAAAAGTTCCGACAGCGCCGACATATCGTCCGTCTGCGGCATCGCGCCGGAGTAGGGCTCCATCTCAAACTTGATCTCGATGTTCCGCGGGTCGGCCAGGAACGACATGCCCGTGGGGTTGTCGCCGATCTGCTTGCGAATGCGGTCGGCGAAGCGGCCCGCGAGGTCGACATGCTGCGGCGTCTGCCCGAACTGGATCATGTTGTGCAGCATCTTCCATCCGAGGTTCTTCATGTACTGGGCGCCGATCTTGAATGCAAGGCGCCGGAACCGCGTTGACGTCGACTGCACCTGAGCCTGCATCCCGAACTTCGTCGGGCGCTCGCTGCCAGCCAGTTCGCCGGGGCCGCCGATTTGCTGCGAGCCGTTGCCACTGCGCGCAATCTCCTCGAACATCGCGATGAGCTGCATGTTCTGGGCGGAGTTGTCCATGTGCGGGAACTGCATGATTCCCGCCTCCATCATCTCCTTCGTCAGCGCCGGCACGATTGGACGCACCGTCTTACCGGGAAGATCGCTTGCGACATAGTCGCCCCAGTTCAGGATATTGTGGTTGAAAATCGTCAGGCCGCCGTTGACGTTCTTGGTCATGCTGGCCTGCGTCGTGCGGAAAATGTGGTCGACGTGATCGTGGATGCCGATGGTGCTCATCACGTGTCCCATCGGGAAGAACGATTGACCGTCCGCGTTGGGTGCCATCATCAGACCGTTATCGCCGTAGTGCTCCAGGTCGAGCCGGTAGAAGCAGTTCACCACCTCGTCGGCGCCGACCCCCAGCGCATAGCGCACGGGATACGTCTCGTCGCCAATGCCCCACTCCGCGGGGACAATGCGAATCTCGTTGTAATTGATATCGACGTTGTGGAAGTGCTCGCTGGCGTTTGGGCGTGAATCCGCGTAGGTCGTGCCCTGCTTGTCCTCTCGGCCCGATTGCCGCTTGTAATTGTTGCGACTGATGCCGACGCCGTTCTGGGCAAGCAGCTTCGCGTACCAGCCGTTGAACCACTGCCCCGGGAACTCGCGCTCCAGGTCAAGCAGTTCATTGGCCTCACACGACCACGTTGTCCCCCGAAACGCGGCGCGGTCGATCTTGTTGGGCGTGCAGGCCGGATCGTGGTAGGAGTTATACATGTCCCACGGCTCGATCTCAGAGCCCTCCGCCTCGACTTCTTCCTCCATGTCGCGGATGATTTTGCCGACAAGGTGGCGAGGAAGTTTCTGGCCCATGGCCTCCGACGCAAACTTAAGGGCTTCCTCTGTAATCTCGCGCTGAACGGAGCGCTGCTTGCGGCGCCGGCGATAGCACAGGTTACCCATGCCCTTGCCATAGCGGAATGACACACGGGCAATATCATCCGAGTGCAGCATGGCATCGAACGAGATGCACTGTCTCTGCACCATGTATTCCGCGGTTGCCGCCATCACCAGCGAGTCCGTACCGGGGAAGGGCTTCCAGCGAAAGACCGGGTCTTGATTGAACACCGCCTGAAACGCTGAACAAAACTCCTCTTCGGCCGCAAACGACATAGTGTGGACGACGTTGCGCGGGCGATCCTTGGAGTTGTTTCGCGGGTTGGCATCCTCGGGAGACACGAAGCCGTTGCACTTCCAATCCATCTTTCGCATCAGGGAGTGCATCGGGCGAACCGCAGACATGCCACGATCGGCAATATCCAAGGAGTATCGGACCAGCTTTTCGTGAAACTCGTGCCCCGGGCGCAATTTCTCCCCAAGCTCGCCGTAGTCGTACTCGAAGACCTTGTCCTTGAGGAGCTTCTTGCGGATTTCTGATGCCGCGTTGATTTCTTGCCAGTCTTCTTTCCTCATTGCACCGCCATCCATGTGCCGTCTTCGATATCTTGGGTCATTTGCTCATACGCCTGCATAACCGGGAACTGCTCAATGTTTTTGTACCGCTCGATCTTGTCGAACACGACACCGAGCTCGGCCAGGCACGCCGGGATGTACCCGAGGCAATCGGGGAAACACCAGTCCTCGGGCTCTGGGAAGTCTAGGAGCGTGCGTTCGAGGGTAGACTGGGAGTCAACCACGCCAGACGTGAACTCGTCGCCTCCCATGGCCTGTAGATCGGGGTGGTGGTAAACGTCGCCGTCCTGGTAGTAGGGGAGAATCTGCTGGGCACGCCACGCCTTGATCGCGTCACGGCCGACACCGTACTCACCTTGCGGCGTGTGCCCGCGGTCAAGCAAGAAGAGCTGCACCGGCATGCCCCGCTTGGTGATCGAATTGGTGAAGTTGATATCCGTCACGCCGCGCTGGCCGATGATTTCCACGAACACCATCTGGGAGTTGGTCTCGACGCACATCTCAAGAGCGGCATGGGGCACCTGATTCGAGTTCAGGTGAAGCGCCCGTGCCCGGCGCACGTACACGCGACCCTCACGCGGGCGAACTGCCACGGCGATCATGCCGGTCAGGTCTGCCTGCTGGCTCGCGCTTTTCGACGGGTCCACTACGACAAACCGGATCGTTTCCGGGTCGCTTTGGAGTTCGGCGTCCATCTCCCGCGTGTAGTACCGGAACATGTCGCGGGTCCAGCACACGAACTCCTTGGCGCTGGGCTCGCACAGAACTTCGCGGTAGAACGTGTCCAGATACCGATTCTTGCGAGCAACGTCCGCCTCCGCCTGCAACTGCGCGTCGGTGCGGATATGCGGCCGAAGCGACTTGTAGACCACTTTCGTGGTCCCATCGGACTGCGGAATCTCCACCGCCTTGCCCATCGGCGTGCGAACGTGTTTCCACGCATCGGAATTGAGCAGGGTTACGATCAGCGCGTCGTTATGAATGTAGGTGCCGTTGAAGCGCCGGATGAACGGTGGACGCCAGTTGTAGAGCGCGTCGGCCGGCTTCTTCCAGCGCCAGGTCTTAGCGTCGGGTGCTACGTGCTGCGGCGCTGCTTTCTCGACCGCACCGAACCACCACGACTTGAGCTTACGCCGGTTGTCCGGGTTCAAGACTTCCTCATCGTCCTCAATGTCATCCGCGAACGTAGCGTCCGGACGAATGCGCTTTCCTCGAAGTAAGATGTTGCGGCCGCGCACACGCTGGTTGGCACCGCGCGGCAACACAAAGGCAAAGGGCTCGCCGCGCTCCGCCTTGGGAATCTTCGGGTGATGGGGATTGCACAGGAACCATGCTCGCCGACCGAAGGTCTTTTGCAGATCCGTGTCGATCTGCTTCGGCTTCATCAGGCCGAATACCTCCACAATAAAATCGTTCGTCAGCAACTCCTGCTTGACGTTGTCCATCTCCGTGGCGGCGTCTTCGTAGGTCGATTGCAGGTACAGCACGAACTCCAGCAGGCGGAAGCACAGTCCACGGGAAACGAACGCGGCCGAGCGCGAGGTCTTGCCGTCGCCGCGGTGGTTGCATTGCACCGCGTTGGTCTGCTCCATGTCGTCAATCGTGCGCCACGACTCACACGCATACTTGTCGTCGGGGCGGTCGAAGGTCTCGTGCAGAACGGTATGAGCCCAATACTGACTCGGCGTCAGCTTCTCCGTCCCGTAGGCGGAGTACACCATGATCTCTTGAATCGCTGCGTCCTTCGTGTCGCAGATCGAGTCCAGTCCGGAGTCGGCGTATGTGTAGAAATTGGCGCTCATAATAAAAAAGCCCACCGGTCCTGTTGGACAAGTGGGCCGCGACGGTTTCCCGTGGGGGCGTCTTTTATTCCTCTCTGGTCAGTTTGAAGCCATAACGTCGTGCAATCGCGTTGGCCATCAGCAGGAGCCCCCGCATCATATCACGCCAAAACTCTTTCTCGGACACTGCTACTCCCTCATGCGATGAACAACGGTCGTCTCCGCGGCCGACCCTGCGGTCGCCTGGAACCGGATTTCGTGAAACGGGAACAAGTCGATCTGCGCCATGCCGTTGGCCCCGCCGGCCAGGGTGTTCAGCCCGCCCTGAACGCCGCGAAGAATGCCGGCGATGGTGCCCCAGTCGGAACCAGTGAGCACGGTGTACCACGTCCCGTTGGGCGTGAACCGCGCCTCCATGATCAGATTCGTCAACGCATTGGCGCTGGTGTTGCTGATGTGGATGACGAGTTGCGAATAGCTTTTGACCAAGATATTGGGGGTGATACTCTTGGCGGTCGTGATCGCGGCAGTGCTGGTCTCCGCACCTTCTTGCTGTCGAAGCATGATGATTCTCCTACGGAATGCGCTCAAGCGCGACGACTGCCATGTCGTCTTTGAAGTTGCGCGAAAACTCTTCTTCTACCATGACCCCAGGGACACCGTAAACATTCACGTGATCAATCGAGATCTGAAACGTTCCATCGGTAACCGTGGGGGTAAACGAAAGCGTCGGCGTTGCGCTGGGGGCGTTGGTGTAGAGCACGTACCGGCCGTTGAAACTGGTCGACGAAATGCCGGTGCGCTCCCAGTAGAAGTCGCCACCGATATCGACCTTTAGGTCGCCCGTCCCTGAGTTGTCATAGGTCAGCCCGAACTCGATCATGTAGAAGGAGTCCGCGGTCATGCCCGCCAGCGCGTGGGTCAGCGCAGCGTTACTCGAAGCATGGTTGTACGACGCCTTGTTGCTGCCCTGCGACCAGCCCGTGCCCTCGGTCCACGCCTCACCGGTGTCATTGCGAAAGTCGCCTTCCCAAAAACCGTCCGTGCCGTTGTTGGGGCCGTAGGTCGCTGCGGCTGCCGGATTGCCACTCGACCCCTTGGCATCAACGGCGTATCTGAGCGTGTAGTTGCCGTTGAGCTCTTGCTTCCGACTGCCGCGCACGCTCAACACAGATCCGGCGGCGAAGTCATCCCAAATATCCGCAATCGAAGCGGCGTCATTGTAGAGCATCACGCTCCGTGGCATCAGCGTTTCGTAGCGGTTGTCATAGTGGTAGTCGGGCTTGACTCCCAGATCGAAATGCTTGAGACCTGACGGGGAATTGCGGCGATACTCTTTGGCCCATGCCGACGCAATCAAGGGTGCCGTGCTCTCATCCCCAAGCTCGGCTCCGATACGCCGCATCAGCGCATCGGACGCTTCCAGGAGGTTGTTCACACGGGTTTCGATGGTGTCCGGTGTCTCTCCCTGCGCCTGCAACTGCTCGACCAGCCGCCCGATCGCAAGCGTCGCATCGCCACCCTCAATCAAAGCCTGGCCACACTCACGCATTTGGTGGCCAAGCTGCTCAGGCCGGGAGTAGACGGTCGGCATCGGTTACCCCTTCGGCTTCGGGCCGGGTTTCTTCGGCGGCGGCGGAGTGTCGGACTTCTCTTCCTTCGGCTCCGACGTTTTCTTGCCGGTGAGTTCGGCCAGCGCTTCACGCATTTCGCCAATCTGCTCGACCAAATCCTTGGTGATCTCGGCGATCTCCGACTTCAACGCTTCTTCCGGCGGCGCGGGCGGCTCAGCGTTCACCTGAACCTCGTCGCGCGCCTCGGGCTCGGCGAAAATCACGATGTTGGGCTTGCCGGCCTGGACGCCGTCAACGGTGCAAGAGCCCGTAACGCGGTGGCACTGGCCGTTGATCTTGGCGACGATCTCACCCCCCTCAGGGGTCTGGCGGAGATGGGTCAGAAGCTGGGATGCTGGTGTCATGGTCGGAGTCCTCTATTATGACCTCGTTCGATGTAAGCATTCTCCTGCTCTTCTCCACGAAGTCGGTTAAGCTGTCGGTGGTCTGCGGCGTGGATGTTCCTTCATTCCCTGTGGGTTTTGCAAATCGCCGCTTGGGGTCGCGATCTTGGGCGTCCATACTGGCGTCGAGTCGGACACGACTGGCACGCCGGCTCCCCTTTACTACGCCCTCTTGATATTCGAAGCCCTGAACCGCCATTTTCTCCCTGCGCGCATTCAGCGCCTTCATCTCCTGCTGCACCTGGAACTTGATGTAGGCGATGTACTGGCGCACGGGCTCGAACGCCAACACCTTCATCACCGCCGGCTTGCCGATCTTGGTCAGATCGCAGATATCGTCGACGGTGACGCCCTCGACTCGAAGCTGGGCAATTATACGGTGATCGGGCGGCGCCTGCTCCCAGAAGTTGTCGTATTTGTAGTTGCCACTGGCGCGAATCCCCCCCTTGGGGATCTGGGTGACGAGCTGGGAAAAGTCTTTCGCGATCGCAGTTTCGGTGTCCGGGTTCAAAGCACGCGATCCAAGAAAGACCCATCCACCGCAACGTTGTTGCGATACCACTGCATACCAACGCGGGCGGCAACCCAAAGCGCGCCGCCCCCGGCGGCCAGCGCTTCGTTGTCGGTGGTGAGGACGGCGGCAGCGCCAACACACATGGCCGCAGCAATCCACAATATCTGATTGAGCCAACCAGGTACGGTTGGGCTGACTTTCTTGGGGGCAGGAAGATTCATGGTGTAACTCCTAGTTGAAAACGTGCCAGACCGGCCCCGGTCGAACATCGAGATGAACAAACGAGCGGTATACCTTGATGCCCCCGCGGGCAAAACAATTCACCTGCACGGCAACTTCCGCCAGCTCACGGGGGGTCAAGGCGCCGCGAGCGTCTACATCACAGGCGCGGCCGCTCATGTGCTGTGAGAACGCTGCGGAGCCTGGGATGCTGGCATTGGCCTCCCGTGTGCGAAACCCGCGGAGTAGCAGGCCGTTTTCGGGCTGATTGACGTACAGGCCCGTGTCGACAAGATTCCGGACAAACTGCAACCCATCAAGCAGGCGAGTCGAAATCAGGAAGTAATCGTCGTCACGACTGCGGAACTCCCACGGCGAAAAATTGGGCCAGCGCGAATCCAGTCCGTAGGGCCATGATTCCCAATCACCACGAAGATCCAGATCTGTCAAAACGCCAGGTTCTTGCATGACTCGCTCCTATCCGGAGCACACGATACCGCAAACACCCGTTGGCGTCAACTAGAACAAGACCTCATCCTCACTATAAGGAAGCTCTGGTTCCTGCTCTACTTCGCTGAGTTCCATGACCTGTTGGGTGGACTTCTCAAAGTAGAGTTTACCCATCCCCACTGGTCCGCCCCTGTGTTTCGCGACACACCAGCCGAGAACGTTGTTCGGGTCTATCTCGCCGCCATCGCCCTTCGGGGCCTTGGTCGGATACAGCACGATCACTTTATCGGCATCCTCTTCGATGGAGCCGCCGCCCTTCATGTGACTCAGCAGGTTGTAGGGATTCTTTTCTTGGTCGGCCATGCGGTTAAGCTGGGCCAACGCCAATATGGGGACATGCAACTCCTTCGCCAGCGCCTTGAGGCCGCGCGACGTCTCTTCGATTTCCTCTACGCGCTTACGATTGGATTGTCCGCGCATTAACTGCAAGTAGTCGATTCCGATAAATCCCAACTGCTCATTCTCTCGGGCCCAGCGTCGAGCGTGCTTCCGCATTTCGGTGATATCCATGGTCGAAGCGTCCACGATTGAGACCTTGGTGTCGGTGAAGTCGCCCGCTGTGGAGGCAAGTGTGCCGAGTCGCTGTTGAGCAAGAAACCCGTTGTGCTTGATATCGGCAATGCAGATCTTGTTGTGGATGGACAGAATGCGCTCGACCAACTGATTTCGCGGCATTTCGAGGGAAAAGATCAATACTGGTAGCTTGCGCTCGACGCCTATGTGATGCACAGCGTTCATCAGCATGGCTGTCTTGCCGACACCCGGGCGCGCTGCGCAGACCACCAGATCGCCCTTATTGATTCCCTGCGTGACCTCGTCCACTGATCGAACGCCCATCAAAAGCCCAGGCTCCACCTTGCCCTCGACAATACGGCAACGATTTTCGATAACCTCTGGAACGATCGCGTCAAGGGTGAACTGCTCTCCTTGGAGGTCGTTGTGCTGCAAGGCCGTCAGGCTCGCTTCCAACTCTTCCATGATTTCGGCCGAGTCGGTATCCGAATGGAAAGCAAGTGAAGCGGCTTTGGTCGCCGACTCGATTATCCCGCGAAGCCGATGACACTCCAGCACGATTCGCGCATAGTGTTCGATGTTGGCCGAGGTAGGTACGGCACTGGTCAGGTCCGCAACGTAGGAGGCGCCACCAACATCCTCCAGTTTGCCCTTCTTGCCAAGTCGCGTTATGAGCGTGAGCACGTCGATGGGAACATCGGCTGCGTGCATGCCCACCATCGTCTTGTAGATAGTGCCATGGGGATTGGAGTAAAAAACATCGGAGCGCGGCCCAAGAGTCTCTACAGCAACTTCGGCTGCATCGCCATTCAAAAGTATAGCGCCCAATACAGAGCGCTCGGCCTCGATGTTTTGCGGTGGATCAGGCTGCACAGATCCGCTCCACCTGCTGCACGAGATTGTCCGAGATGCGTTCGAGATTCAGCATGTACTCCACGACCGTTGTGTTATTGGTGTTCTCGTCGGCGATTCGAAGCGATACCGACTTGAGTGCTTGGGACATGCGAGCGTGGTGAGACACGTTCTGCCAGTCGTCATACTTCTTCGTCGAGTTCTTCTTCTTCCGTGTCTTCCTCTCCTGCACCGTCCAGTTCAGTGGGTCCGTCTTCTTCAAGCGGAACCTCGTCCCCTTCAACTCGATGGTCGTTGCTGAATCCTGATCGCTCATGGCTCTTTCCTTTTTGCTTCGCGAAGTTCTTCCACGCCAGCACGTGGAACCGCGGAGATGGCATTGCTCGGTACTCGGGTAAAAAATTCAACAGCACGTATTGCCGATACTGGGTCACTGGCATTGCGCCGGGGGCGACCTCGGGCCGGATACGCGGACGAAGCATGATGAGGTCGACGTAATCGAGCGCATCATTCATGGCCAGGGTCAAAGCACGGAATTCGACCAGCATCAGCGTGGCGCAGTTCTTGTCCTGCTGCTCACGCGCCTTATCAAGCCATAGTTCGAGCTCGACAGGGGGCGGGTAGCAGTAGGCGTAGTAACGGTTGTGCCCGTAGGCTGAATCCTCGTACCAATCCATTTCCAGGCCATTCATGAACACGTTGATGTGCTTGCCCTCGGCCGCGAAGCAATTGTGATCATCCGCGCAAACATCGACGCTCGGCCAGCCCCATATCTTGGTAATCGCATGACGGAGCTTTCTCGGCGTTCGATATTCCGTGCTCTCCGCGGCATGCGCAAACCGCCGGCGAGGGTGCCGGATGACAGACTTCTTTCGCGCCATTACCGGTGGCTCGGCCCGGTCAATTCGACCTTGACGTTCTTCACCAGCCGATCGAGGATCGCTGTAACCATGGCGGGGTTTGTGGTCCCTTCCAGGAGGATTGTTCGAAACCCCTCGGGATTGATGTTGCCCGTGAGGATCGTGGGCTCCTGCCAGTCGTAGCGATAACCCAGAATGTGTTTCAGTAGCGACAGGCTCTTATGGTTCCACTCGACCTTATCCACGTCGTCGAGCAAGAGCAGTCCAGCGTCACGATACGGTGCCACCTTCCTGACGACGTCGAAGTCGTGCGCGAGGTTGTGAAACATGAACTCATCCAGCGCCGCGATCATCCGGCCAGAGCCGACCCCTGGCGGATCGATGTAATCACGCAGCAGGCAACGCGCGAGAAACGTCTTGCCCGTTCCGGGGTCGCCCTGAATCCATAGATTGTGTTGCGGCTGCTTGTAGGCGCGCAACTTCCACGCATCGGCGTTCAATGCATTGATCTCGGGATCGGTTTTTGCCCTACAGTGGCTCAGAGTCATCCCGCACAAGTACGGCTCCGATTGCTCCCACGCACTTAGGGAATTCTGGTTTATGATATTCAAAACGCATCTCCTTTGAGCCGATTACCCACAAAACGATTGGGGTTCTCTTCTTGATAAAAGCCCTCCAGCAAACGAAACACCGTCTCATCATTCAGGAACCAGCGAAGGTGCGCCTTGAACGGTCGCCCGCCTTTCAGCCACCGGTTGTGCCCCAGTAGCTCTGGGCACTTTGGAATCTTGGCCAAAGCAACCCGCCAGTTCGCCGCCCAGACTGGATCGGCCACCAGCTTGTCGAACCGGGTCCGCATTTCGTTGTTGATCCGAAAGCACCCGCGCACGCCACACTGCTGCGCCATCTTGTTCCACTCTTCGCGAAGATCCTCTATCGAGGGCTCGAAAAGGTTGGACTGATAATCACTTGTAGTCCTCATGTAGCTCCGCCCTCCAGTCCCACCACGAGATCTTTGCCGGTCTGTCTCTGACGAGCTTGTGACGGTAGACGAACAGCATTGACTCTCTGGTGTTGTCACTCTGTTGCAGCGGCCACGGCGCCAAATACTGGACGCGGTCGGCCAGGTGGACAATCTCATCGGCATACCGATACGCGAAGCTAAACCAGTCCTGCGACGCCCCCGGGATGCCAACAATGACGATGCATGCCCCCTCGCTCATCGTGTCGACAGTCTGCTCCGCCTTCTCGTGCCACGGCTGTACCTTGGCGAAGCCGGGATTACAAAACCCGCGGGTAACGCCGCCATGAAGCCAGTAGGTTTCGGCCAAGAGCGAGTTTTGAGCCTCACTGATGTACCGTGGACATTTCTTGTTGTGCTTGCTTGCGCACAGGTCGATTTCGAAATCAAAGCGATTGTTCAGCACCGACCAGAAGTCGGGCGGGGTTTCCCAGCACTGCGCAAGGGATCGCTTCTCTTCCTTGGATAAAGCCGCCAATGCAGCCTCGCGCTCGGACTCTGTCCACCCCTCTGGGTAGGTGTTCGAATAGAACTTCCTACGCATCCGTGGCTCCCTCCAGATACTCGTCGATCGACTTGAGCCGCAGCAGCAGCTTTGCACGAAGCTCGCGTAGCATACTCTCCCTCGCGTCCTGGACAGTTGCCTTGCGGTTAATCTTCATCGCATGATCAGGCAACAATACCGAAGCGCTGACGGTCAGATCGTAATGTACCCGATGCAACTGATTCCGCGAATGGGGCTCCACGCGAACCTCAATCGGCAGATCGAAGTCACGAAAAGGCTCGGGGTTGAACGCCTCGATGTAGTCTTCTTCGTTAAGCATAGCGACCACAGTCCGCATCGGGGTCGAGATCGAGGCGCTTACAGGTTTCGTCCGCCAGCGCAGACGCCGAATCGAAACCCGCTTGCATGAAGTCATCGTACTCGGCCGCGGCTTTCTGGTACTGCTCGCGAGCCTCCTGAGCGCGCTCATCGGGAGCCCCCATCATTTGCTCATAGGCACGACGCTTGTTGTGCAGCAGCACGTGCATGTTCTGCCCCATGTGGGCGTCCCGTATGAAGATTTCCATGTAGAATTGCTTGTTCGTCATTTCCTTGCTCCAATGTTTTCCAGTTCAATTACAAAAACCGTTCCGCTCTCGCCGACCGCATAGACCTTGTCGGCATCAGGGACCAGATCCACAATCTTTTCCGGAAGTGGGATCATGCTCCACCCAGCAAAACTGCGACGGTACATATTCAGCACTTCCCGAACTCGCCGACGCTGCTCAAGACGCGCTCGACGGGTAGGATCAAGGTGCCGCCAAATTCGACGGCAAGCCCTGCCGATTGGCGCCGCGAGCGCCGCGCGGGACTCGGGCGTGTCGTTAATCTGCATCTGTCTCTCCTTCCGCACGCGGAGGGTGCGGGCCGCGCGCCGGTGCGGGTTGTACCGCTAGTTCGTCCTCCAACTCCGCGATCCGGTTCCCTGCCTCGTCGCACGCTTGCTGTAGTCCCTCGCAGCGGGATTGTACGCTGGCATTGTGGATTTTGAGTCCAAGGATGGTCGCATCCCGCTCGCGTACAGCGGCGATGAGTTCAAAGCCAAATTTACATGCCGCTGATGCGTTATCAAGTTTCGGGTCGTTCAGAATTTCCTCTATCTCGTCCAGCCGCTTGGGGGTTAGGTTATCCATCCGTCTGTTCCTCCGCTTCCTTGGCCGCGCACAGAATATTCAAAAATTCTCTTGGTAGTTCGGTCGGTATGCTGATCTTTCTGACCGCTCTTTCTATCAGTAACAACGATTCGAGCCGACAAAACCACCGCTCGGCCAGCGCGAGGGTGGCGTCGGCTGAGGTGGCGTACTTCGATAACCCTGCGATAGTTTTCCAAGCATCTTCTTCTGTGAAGTGGCCGCATTTGTACAACGCAACTCCCATCCTTTCAGGCTGCCTGACAAGCCATCGATATGGAGTCCTATCACCCTTCAGGCACTCAACCATCCACCCGTCCCGCTCCGCCGCCCAGCGGGTGATCTCCGCGTCGGGCATTTGCTCGAAGTTGGTCATGGTTTATAGCTTCCGTCATAGTTTCCGTGCACAGTAGATATAATCGACATGGGTCCAGCTTGATCACGAGGTGGCATATCGGAAAAACACCTACACTTAGAACATTTACCCCCGACAAGCGTGCTTGTTCCTTCGATCCAAGTAGGCGGCCCCCAATGAATGCCACAGGCAAGCCTCACGAAACGTACTGGACCATCATTTTTCCCCATCATTCCACCTCCCCGAACAGCGCGACGATCTCCGGCACGCCTGCGGCATAGGCGGCTGACAGGGTGGCGGATGTGATGGTGTCGTGTGATATGCCCCGAACAAGCCAGCGCTTTCCGACGGGTTCAAGTGTAAATATCATTCGACCAGACAGCCACCGCATCAACGGCACCGCGAACACCTCATCGGCCTCGGGCGTGTTGAGCGCGGGCAGATGGTTTTCGTATCGCCCTGTTTCGTAGCGCTTCTCTGCCAGTGGACTCCACGCCGTCTCAGCCACAAAGCACTGCGGATGCGTCTCCGGCGTAATCCCCAGCAGCTTCGCCAGCGCGGCGGGGGTGATGTTGTCAATCTTCATTTTCTAACACCCACTTGAGCGCTTGCACGCGCGATTCCATAACTGTCTGAATCAAAGCCAGTGGCGCATTGATTTGAATGTTGGCGGGCGGGTAGTTGTACCGCTCATCCGCCTCAATGATTGCGATCTCACCTTCGATTTGTTGTTTCGTCTTCATCCGTCCTCTCCTTCCGCGAGCGGCGGGGTTTCTACTTTCACAACTAGCGGTTGACACCTCCAGCAATTACCAAAGAAGTCGAGCGGGTAGTCGCACATTTGGCATTGCATCATTCTTCTACCTCCGCGAGCGCCAGAATCAGCGCGGTGTTGTGGTCGGGGTGTTGCACAGTGAACTGGACATCCGTTTCGTTTATCAACGGGCCTTCGATTGTGGTCATACCTCCACCACTAAGAATCATGCAGCCCTCTGATTCAAGCCACACCTCCAGCCAATGCGCGTTTTCACGAAAGGTGAAGTCTGAGCCGATGTAGTCGCGCACGCCTTCTCTCGGCGCGCCATTCCCGTAGCGGACGGGCGTGAACCACTTGCGCTCGTTCTTCGGGTCCAGCCTCCGCGCCAGCCACTCGTTGAGAGTCCGCTTGTCGGCCTTAGGTAGGTCGCACGTGGCCTTGCCGTCCTTGAGCGTGGCGAGGATGCGGGTTAGTTGGTCGGTCATCGGCTACTCATCGCCCGATCCTCACGCCGGCTCGAACTGCTTCGGCAAGCAGGACGACAGGAAGCAGCACGTCATTGCGACCCTGCACAGATCTTCGACGTCTTGGTTGTACTCAAGGACGGCTCGGGAATACGGGTTCTTACCATACCCGGGGTGGGAGCTAACGCGCTTCATGCCGTAGTCGAATCTCATGACTTCTCCCGTGTTTGCCACCACGCGAGGAGAAAGCACCCAAGCCCAATGAGCACCATGATCACGATGCCTATAACCAGCTCCGCGAACCGCGCTCCAACCCAAAACCAGAATCCATCCAGAATGCCCATTAGTGGTTAATCCTCACTCGGTCGCTTTCCACGCACCCCTTGCATCGGCACGGCGGCGCCGAGCCCTCTTCCTCCCCCCGCCAGCGCCACCGCTCTTCGGCGCCCATAAGGCTGATCGGGCCATCATGGTCGGTGTCGAGCCGATTGTCCAGCACCCACGCCACGTACCGTTCGAAGTGCTGCATGATCTCCACGTCGCTTCGCCCCGCCGGCCGCGTCGAGTGACAGAACCACTCCATGTGAAACGGCAGCACGCCCTTGCAGTAGACCACGGCCGAGTAGTCTGTGCCGCCCTCGTCGCACCGCTTCTCGTAAACCCTGGCGAGCGTCTGTAGCGCTTCTTCCAAGCTGAACGCGGTCATCTTGGGCTGGGCGCTGTTCCCCTTCCCGTCCGCCATCGTCCACCGAAGTTCGAACGTGTACTGCGGCCACGCGGGGATATCCTCGAAAGGCCAAATCAAAGGCTCGTGGTCACGCATTCTCGTCTCCAATCCCGAGCAGCGACGTCAGTTCGCTGTGATGACGCCGCAATCGCTGGAACCGCTCGACCTCGTCCAGTAACGCCTCTATGGGCGCACACGCATCTCCGAAGTCATGGCCGAACCACCACTTCACCGGCATCGGCCTATACTCTGGCCCCACGTCCATCTTGTTGGGCTGGTTGCGGTGCGGGTTTCCCATGATCTTCAAAAGAATCTGCCACTCATCTCGCGACAGATCGACCAGAAGCCTGTCCAGATCATGTGACTTTTTCCCCGGCTCAGGTAATTGTGCAACGACCTTCAAAGGAAATCCCTCCCCGTTCGAAACTCGTACTTGCGCAGCCGGTCCAGAAACTCGGCGGCAGCGTTTTCGAAGTCCCAATACTGGAGTTCCACGCCCTCGTACTTCCGGTGCCCCTCCCGCACCGCGGGCCAGTCTTTCGAATCCAGCTCGCCATAGAAAGCCGTCGCCTCCGTCACCAACATCCGCTGATCAACATCCTTGACCCAATATTCCCACGCGGCCAACTGGAACTTCGGCTGCGGCCAGAAACCAATCTTGGAAAGAACCGCATCCCGCACCCGGCGCTCCACCCGATGCAGGTCTCCCTTGAAATGCTGCTTGATCGGGGTCGGTATGTCCGTCACCCGATACTCGCCCGCATCATGCAGCAGGCCAAGAACCGCAAGGTCAGACCCCTCGTGCCACAAAACGTCGCACACGTGGCAGCAATGCTCTGCCACCGAATAGTGCTCGAAATCCCTCCCGATCCGACCACCGAAGCGAGGCATCCGCGCCAGCGTAAATGCCACTTCATCCAGGTCCACGTCGCTGGACGAAGTCTGCACCACGTCCGACACCACCCCCTGCCAGTCCGCCAGCATTATCTCCGGCGCACCGTCCCACGGCTCACCATGAGTCCCCCCGATCATCTCCTTGCCATCGCTCCGCATCGCTTCGATCCTTTCTGGTTTACCGCTTGACATCGGTCTTCACGTCTACCGACAACCGCGCGCTGACCTGACGAAGATTCTCCTCGATCGTCTTCTGAATCCCGTCCACCAGCACTTTGTTGCCGTCCGCGATCGTCTTTTTCAACGCCGACTGGATGCTGTAGTGCAGGTGCTCGTGTACCATGTGCGCGACGCGCGTCTGCTTGCCCTGCCAGTTGTAGGAATCCCGCCCCTTCGGCTTGCCCTGGAAATCCACCAACTCCGTCAGATACCGCTCGGCCGCGCTCACGAGGTACTCCTTGAACGTTACCGGCTCCCCTTTCGGCTCGCCCCAGCGATTCGTCTCCCGGAGAACCGCGTTCTCCACCAGATCATCCACCCGCGGCAAGACCTCTCTCTCCAGCGCCGCCTTCACCAACTCGTCGATCCGGCCCTGAACCTGCTTGCTCACTTCGGAAGCGATGCCGCTTTCCGAAAACGGACCATCCTCCACCACCCCATGCAGCAACGCATCGACCATCCGGCTCAACACCTGCTCCCGCATTTCTCCCTCTTCCATCCCAAGACTCTTGCAAAGACCCGCTACGTCCACTGTGCTCATCGAAATACCCTTTCTGGTTTTCCTTGTGAAGACTTGCACTAGGGTATCAGTCTTCACTCCTCCTGTCAACCCCCAGATCATACCCCACCGAATGGTCAATGTAGACATGGTGGTAGCGATTCCGATCTACAATCCGACCAGCGCCGGCGTAGTCGTAATACACCGGATCCTTGACCCCGTCTTCCCCGAACCCGAAAAGAGTGAAACGGCTCCGCCTCACCTGCTCCCATAGGTTGCGGCCATGAGCTTGCGTCCGACCCACGATCAGCACGCGCTCCCCCGCCAACGGCTCCGTCGCCGCTGCAAGGCACATCTGAGTCGTCAAGCCCCTGCCACGCAGCGCACCCCTCGCATACACCAAGTCGACCCCTGGGCTCTCCTCCTCTCGCCATGCCTGACAAAAAGCACGCCACGCCCGAACAAAACGCCATTTCGAACTCGGACCAAGATCCTGACCACTATTCACTCGCATACATCCTTCCTCTCGCTGTTGATTTTTGAGACTTACACTACTCTATCAGTCCTCGCCGGAAAATACAGCACATTTTTTAAGGGGGGGCGATCAACAATCCGCGAGCCCGCAGCTTCCCCCTCCCCCTGGGCCTTCGCATCGTGGCGTTTGGCTGGTGATGGCTGGGGCTGGGCTCCGCCGGGGCTGGGGCTGGGGCTGCGTGGGGCTCGCCTTGCTTCCTCCTTCCTTGCTCCTTCGAAGCGGGCCGCGCGCCGGGCTCCGTTTCATAGCGTCCGATAATAGACAAACTGTTACTTTCCGGACGGGGGGCGCATCTCCTTACAGGCCAAGGGGATACGCTGCGCGATCGGGTGCTATGCCGAATTATTGCAGGGCGCGCAAGGGGCCAAACGGGGCCAGATCGCTATATGTTGGGGTGCATCAGTCCACAGAGCGCGCAGCAATGGCGGCCACCATAGCGCGATCGTGCTGGCGCTGCGCTTCGGCTATGGCGGCGCGGCTGTCTGGGCGATAGCTGGAGTAGCGCACGCCAACCCACGTAAGGCCGGAGACGCGCGCCGCGTCCAAGGGCCCAATATGGCGCAGACTGTGCGCTAGTGTCCGCCGCTGCACCTTGGACAGGTGGAAGAAATGCGGGGGGTCGTGCTTGGAGAGCAATCGTCTGGGGTCACGGATGGCGGCTTGCAGGGCTCTGATAGCGTCGTCTCTGGAGCGTATCACGGGCATTCCTTCGGGTGTGCCGGGTGTTGGCATAGGATCATGAGCTTCGAAGACGTGACAGGGCCCAGAGATGGCCGCAAAGGGAGATCTCCGGAATCGGGAGGGGTGCGGAGTAGAGCATGCGGCAGTGTGGGGAATGGGGATCGGGGTGGTGTTCATGGTCTACGCGCCCGGGAAGAAGACTAGACGTTAACCCATAACCCTCTCTCCACTCTCTTAAGAGGGAGGATAGATCGGGGGGGTGTGTAGTGTCAAGGGGTGGGGGTGTGGTGTGTGGCAGGGCCGCAAAATGCGTCCCCAAGTGACAAAATTTGCCACAGGGCAAGAATCGTACCAATTGATCTCGTGTGTTAGGTGTGGGGTGTTAAGTGGTTTGTCTTCGGTGGTATGGCTTCATGTGGTGGTGATCTGGCATGGTGCGTGCGTACCTATTGCGGCTTTGCTCTTTTCAAGTTGAATCGCTGCGAGGGTCATCACGACCGGGGGAAAGTCCCCGGCGAAAGGATGATCACCAATGACAACTGATAGTCTTATGAATCAGGGCGTAGATATGACCGTTTCCCAGCAGTGGGCGAAGCGTCCCGACGATCAGCGGTTTCTTACGTTGGAAGCCTTATATGAGGCTTGCGGCGAGAAGGCGCGCGGCAGTCGGGAGATTCGGGAATCGCTGCGGGATCTGTCTGTCACCCTGACCGAAGACGGCGACGATCTCCGTTTGGCATTGCCGACGGAGGATCAAGAATACGAATTCACAAACTACAGTTTCGGCAGTCTGTGCAGCCGGGTCAAGGCTCCTCGGGGATACTTCGCGGAGCAGCTCAGCGGAGCGCCTGAACTGGCGGCGGAGTGCTTGAACCATTCGATCCAGGTTGCGCCGGATGAGTCGATTATGCCCTACGTATACGAGAACGGACGCGCGGAGCTTCGCGCGGCCACGTCTCAGAAGTACGGCAGGATCTACGATGCCGACGTAGCGCGGGCCCTTGTTGAGATGAACAATCGGCAGGGGGGGATCTGGAAGGTTCCCGGCACGCTGGATTGGAGCACTGGCCAACACGACGCGGGGACGGCTGTCACGAAGGAAAGTACCACGCTATACGCGAGCGATCGCGATATGTTCGCTTTTCTCTGTGACGACCAGCACCCGATCGAAGTGGGCAAGCTTCCCAACGGGGAACCCGATCTGATGTTCCGGGGCTTCTACGTCTGGAATTCGGAGACGGGGAATAGCTCTTTTGGCTTTTCTTCTATGTACATGCGCGCGGTGTGCGCTAACCGCATTCTCTGGGGTGTGGAAGGGAAGAAAGAGATCACGTTTCGGCACTCCAAAAACGCGCCGCATAAGTTTCTGCGCGAAGTCGCGCCGATGCTGCGCGATTTCACCCAGAACAATACGCACGCGGTAACGGCTGGCGTCATCGAAGCCAAGCGGGAAACGCTTCCCAAGGATCGGAAAGACGTCATCCACTGGATCGCCAAGAATGCCGGCGTCCCTCAGAACCGGGCGACGGCGGCGGTTAACGCGGTCTACCGCGAAGAGGGCCGCGCGTGCCGGTCGGTGTGGGACGTGGCGCAGGGCCTCACGGCTGTAGCGCGGCGCATCCCGCACCAGGATCAGCGGATCACGCTGGAGCGTGCCGCTAAGAAACTGTTGGACAAGGCCGCGCCCGCGCTGGCGTAGCACACGACGACGAGAGCAAACCATAACCAGAAACGACCCCCGCAGCGATTCAACCCCGTACCACGGGACAAGCGCCCAGACACGAGTCCGGGCGTTTTTCTTGTGGCATAGGGCCGCAACCTTTACCCGATAAGGATCACCCCATGAACCAGGAAACCACCACCAAGCGCGAACCCTTGGCCAGTTATTCGGCCATGGTGAACCGCGCCACCGAAGAAGCCGGGAAGGCGATCCGCGCTGCTATTCGGCGCGGCATGCGTCCCAAGGTGCATTTGTACTACGCCCCCGGCGATCTGCTTTGCACCGAAGACGAGCCCCCCGAAGGCTACAAGCTCGCCACCGCGCAGTGCGTGCCACACTGGCGCGGGCGCGAAACGTGGCGCGCTTGGATCACGATGGTGTCTCGCTCGCTTCCTTGCATGCTAACGGACGGAGGATCGGATCGATGACAATGGCAGAGCATGATCTTTGGTATGAACGCGGGCGCGCTGCGTTCCGGGCCCGGCATGGGCACTACCCCGATCACCTGATACCGCCGGAGGATACGCCCGAGGCTGACGCATTCGGCGAAGGTTTCGCGGACGAACACAGCGACTACGCAAGCAGCCAGGCAATTACGACCGGCTTCTAGTGCCGCGCGCATCGGGCACGCTTTCGGGCGTGCCCCTTGCGGGCCGCATTGGGCGAGCCCACAAACCAGACAAGGATCAGACGATGAGAACCTATCCCCTGAGAATCACCCAGGAGCAAGGCGAACACGCCGATCGGATCTATTCGGTGGCGTGCGCATGGGTTGGCCCCCCGGCGCGCGAATTCGATCGGGCTGAGTTGATGCGCGACTACGCGATCCAGACGATCCACGATATCCGCGACGCTGGCCACGCTGCGACGGTCTACTTTGACCCGTGGATCGACCTGCCCAACCAGATCGGGCCGGAGCTTCACCGCGCATGCTCGGACGATTGGCCCAGCGTACAGGCGCGGCGCGCGGTTGCGGAGTTGAACCGGATCGGGATGTTGCCCGGGGACGTTGACCGCATCGCCGCCGCGCTGGCGATCGATCGGGTGTCGGACTTGCCCGCGCTTGTCCAGGTAGCGAACCGCTGCACGGCGGCGCTCTGCGCGCTGACCGATCACGGGGATCTCGGGAATGGGTAGCCCGCGCGAACTGCAACCGGGCGATCAGGTGCATTTGTACGACTGGCCTTTGGACAGGATCGGCTTCATTGGGATCGCAACCATCCGCGAGCTGTACCCGCGCGAACGTGCGCCGCACCCGCTGCGCTTGGCGAAGGTTCACATCGAGGGCGACGGCGACGCGGTTACCTATGATCGCTACGTGGTCGGGTTTAATCGGGTCACCGATGGCCGCTAACGGAGCATACACGCGACTAGAAGATCTCGCGGCTCGCGTGCGGGCTGCGGGGTTTATTTTGGAGACTGACGGCGCGGGATCGAATTGGCGCGGGTGCATTTACCCCGCTGGCGACGACTTCGCCGACCCCGTGATCGAAGTGACAGGAACAACGCGGCTCCGGGCTCAGTTGCTCGCATGCCGTGAGTTTATCAACCAGAGGAACGAACCATGATCGCAATTGAAACCAGATACCACGGAGCAACGAACACAAAGCCATCAAGCGTAACGGCGCGGACCCACGACGGACACAAAATCCGCCTGACTTGGGATACCGACGTAGACGCCTACGATATGCACGCGCGCGCGGCGCTGGCGCTCTGTCACAAATTGGGCTGGACGCCCAAAGGCAAGCACGGCGGAAAGCACATGCACACGCTACAGGGTGCGGGCACGCGGGCCGGTTACGTGTTCGCGTTCATTGACGAGGATTACCAGATCAAGATCACGGAGGCGGAAGCATGCAATACACAGTAACGGCAGACCACGCCCCCGCAACCGTGCCCACGCCCTACCGGGTGCGCTACCAGGACGGATCGACCGTAGCGCATTGCCAGCAACCGCAAGAAGCGCAACGGATCGCGGATTGCCTGAACGCTTGCGCGGGGATGGATGACCCGGCAGCGGAGATCGCGCGGATGCGAGACGTACTCGAAAGCGTAGCGGCAGGCAATACCGAGATCGCGGCGCTGGAAGAAGCAGCCCGCGCCGCGCTCAGGGAGTCCAGCACCGAGCCCGCCTCCACCGAATACCGCATCATCGGCTATTACGAGGACAACGGGCAGCGCTACGATCACACCCAGGCGGGCGAGAATTGGCAGGACGCGCTACAGATTCTCGCGGAAGGTGACATAGACGCGGACGCACTTTGGATCGTTTCGATCCTGCATGCGGGCACCGGGGACGCCGTAGATATTGGGATCGGAGAAGCAACGATCGCGGATCTGTTGGGCGAAGTCTAGCCCGTGCCCCCACATTAGGCGCGGGGCTCCGGCTCCGCGCCCTTTGTGGCGGCATGAGTCGCCGAAACCAGAACCAACCAGGAGATCGGATAATGGAATTAGTCGAAGTATGGGAGCCCGGCAACGGGCTGCGCTACGAGCTGATGCTACAGCACATCCAGAACGAAACCCCGAATGATATTTACGGCGATTGGAAAATGGAAAACCGTCATATCGGCGGGATCACCGTGGCACTGAGTGCAAGCGATCAGTTTGTGCAGAGCGCAGAAACTACGCACTGGCGGCACTGCGACACGACGCCGGCGCAGCTTGCGAGGGAATACGCCGCCCGAGGAATGGATCGCCCTGATTCAACCGCATATCAACACCTGAGAGCACAGCTCCGTGACGCGATACTGGGCGACAGCTTGCACGTGGTGTTCCGCGTATCATGGGGGAATATCACGCTGGCGGAGGATTCCATCGGCACGTGCACGGAGTATCTCGGCAATCACGAGGAAGCCGCGCGCGAAGTTATGGCGGATTATTTCGACGTGTTCGAGCTCACGGCGGAGGCTTTGCGCCATGCGCGGACATACGCCGATGAACTTGACCAGATCGCAGCCTAACGAGCCCGGGCCCGGGGTGCGTGCCCCGGGCCCATGGAGGAAACCATGCGCCGCTTTGCTCCTTGGGTGGCGGTCGGGCTCGCCCTTTACCAACTGAGCCGGATCGTTTACCTTGTCATCACCACCAAATGAGGATCAGACCATGAACAACGCTATTGCAACGCTTGCCGGGATACTCGCCCGCAATGCCAACCCGGACAGCCCGCTGTACTGCCAGCTCCGCCGCATCGAGATCGACGCCATCGCGGACGCCATCGGACACTTGAGCCCATGCGCGGAGGATCGGTCATGAGCTACACCCCGTCCTACCGCCACAAAAGCCGCCCGGTATCGGAGGCCGCCGTACTTGAACACGCGCTAGACCTGCATCACCTAGACCAAATGATCCAAGTACGCGAAGCGCACCGCGATCAAGTTCCCCCGGAAATGCTAGAGAAATTCGACCGCGTAACCGAAGCGCTTGAAATGGCACACGCGGCACTGGAACGCGAGCAGGTGGCCCCATGTTACAACTGATTTTCGGCATGGACCCCGGGAAGTCGGGCGCGATCGCTTGGGCAACCAACGACGGTCGGCACGGACACACCAAGATGCCGGCGGACAGCCGCGCACTGCTGGAGTATTTGCGCGCTATCCGCTTCGAGATTGCGCCGGATGAGTCATTTGCATTCATTGAGCACGTCGGTGGGCTGTTCATCGGCAATATCGCCAAGAAGCAGATACACCAACTCACCAAGGGCGACGCCAAAACCCTGATGAACGCGCTGCAACGATCGAGCGCCAACTTGTCGCTGCGCGAAAATCTGGGCGAGCTGCGCATGGGCTGCACCGCATGTGGGATCACCGTAGCCAAGGAGCCGCGGCCGCAACACTGGATGAAGCGCTTGGATCTGGCGCAGACAGACTCCGCCAAGCGCAAGACGGAGATTTACGAGCGCATGCAACAACAGTTTCCGGACTGGAAGTTTCCCAAGTACGCCGCCGATGCTGTCGCTCTGGTCGACTACGGCCAGACGTGGTTGCGCGACAAATGAAGCGGCGTAGTTGCCCGACGTGCGGAAGCCGTAGCGTTTCTACGATCCACGACGGCGCTGAGTGCGAGAATCCGCCAGCACCGGGCGAACCGGAATGGGAGCGCGAGTGGAGCCCGTTCTACGAACACATTTGTGCCCGGTGCGGTGCTGAGTGGTTCACCCTTATCGAACTGGAGCGCTGGTGAATACGACACCACTTGACACCAGGCGACAAGTCATGTAATCTCCGAGCTACTTGCAGCGCCGATCCTTGTCAGATCGAGCTTCTCATACTAGGCCGCGCCCCTTTTCTGGTTTGGGGGCGCGGTCGCTGCTTTTACGGGGCACTTGACGACGCAGTTGCCCGATGCTACGATACGCGCCAGTATGAAAGCTTCCCACAGACAACAAGGATCGTCCCGCGCCCACGGCTTTCAGGCGCGTCGTTGCTCGATCCAAGCCCCGGGGCGGCCAGGGATAAGCTGGAACCAGACGTGTACCCGCCACGGCCAAGCACCTGCGATTTCGACACGGGGCTCTAAGCAGAGAATCGGGCAACGAGGACTTTCACCCGCAAATGGAGCCCGAGTGATCGGGCTGGAAGGTATCGCGCACCAGAGAAAGCGCGCGAAGGAAGCTCCCCTAGTCTGGTCGCTAAACACAGTCTGATCTAAACCGGATCGAGGGACTGTCTACTGGGTGGTGAATAACTGACCAGAAGGGAGCGGGTGCATCTTACTGCGAACGCGGACCCCAGATCCACCCTGCACCACGGCAGGTAGTACATCGGCCGTCAGGGCCGTTCCGAGACTCGACCCAGCCCTCGCCGTGACAATTCTTGCATAGGAGTTTCGGTGCCGTGCCCTTTACGGCGCCCGGTCGAGCTGCTGGCTTGATGGGTGTCATCGGCTGCATGTCTCGTAACTCCAGTCGTTTAGTGCTGATACCAGTGTATCAGGACTCCATGCGTATCGCCACCTGAACACCAGGGTTGACTTTCTGATAGCAGAGTGCTAGTCTCGTGGTTACAGCAAAGGAGTCACGATATGGCATTGTTGCTCGATGGAGAGAAGATCCGGAAACGCCGAGCCGAATTGCAAATTCGGCAACGCGACCTTGCCACGCCGCTCAACACGTCGGAGTCTTATGTCAGCCGGCTCGAGCGAAGCAAGACAGCTTCGAAGCCCGAAACCATTCGCGCGCTGTCGAAGACGTTGAAGTGCAAGCCGTCGGACCTGATGACCGAGGTCGACGAGGACGAATAGTTTTCCTCCCCCGAAGCGGGGCCGGCCGTTGCCCAACCACCCTCCCAGCGGCCGGCCCCCAGCCTTAATTGAATCAGTTTTTATGCCCAACCAAGCGCCCCTGAACTACCAGTCAAGCGGAGTCGTCACACTGCGGCTTTGGAGTGTGCCTCAAGGTTGGGCATGCCTTTGGTGGTGTGGCGCGCAGTGCTGACGAGCACGGGAGAGTATGCCAGCCCGGTAGCGCGGACCACCGCCATTACCTTATCTGGGTTCGCCCAGCGTGCCGTCCAAACCGAGCACCTAGATCGGCTGGTACATGGATAGCGGGGTTGCTCCCGCGAAGCCCAGCGGCACGAAATACATTTGAATCTTTTGGCGGGCAGTAATCATCCGGCCAGTAGTGATCGTTTTCTAAGCGCTCTCCTACCGGGCAGTGACGTTGGTGAGAAACCAACTCCCGCCACTCTTTTGCGGTGCTCGACGAGCGTGTGCCTCAGTGCGTAATGGGATCGCGGCACAAGTAAGAGCCCTCACTGCCTGCCACCCTAGAGGAGCACAAGGCAATGGGGGCCACCGCATTCGATTTGGTTGTCAATCTTCCCCTGGCAACCGTTCATGGCGGCCTGTTGTCGCCATGCCCCGGGTCGCCTGTATGCGGCCTAGGGGCACTTTTTGAACAAGGAGCACGACATGAGCAAAGGCAGGAAGCTGCGCAAGTATCCAGGCCCCGAAGGCCCAGAGTTTCGAGAGTTCGCGACCGAGAACGAATGGCTGGCGGGGCGCCGCGCGCGCATGCAGGCCAGTGAGATCGCCACGCTGTTCATCGACGAGATCGAGGAGCAGGGGCAGACCACGTATCACACCCCGTACACGCTGGCGCTGGAGAAGATCGGTGCGACACAGAAGATTTTCACCGACCGGGAGAAGCAACGTAACTGGATCTCCCACCGCACCGAGGAAGTGATCGGCCAGTTCTGGCGCGAGTACGACCCCTGCAAGAGCACTTGGCGCGCCGACCAGCACACTATCCTAGAGCGCCCGGAAATGCCCCACGTAGGCGCCACACTCGACTTCATGACGGTGATTCCGGACGAGGGCGGTGCGATGCCGCTCGAATGCAAAGCCGCAGGCGAGTGGGGGCGCCGGGAGTGGCGGGATGGTGACGTGCCGCTCAAGTTTCAGGTACAGGCCAGCCTACAGATGGCGGTGACGGGCACCGATCGCGCGGTTGTATTCTGTCTCATTGGCGGCTACACCCCGAAGTGGACGATTATCGATCGCGACGAAGACTTGATCAAGATCGCCATTGATCGCGCAACGGAGTTCATGGAAATGATCCGCGCCGGCAAACTTCCGCCGGTGGACGGTCGGGCTCTGACGTCGACCGTACTGAACATGCTGCATCCAGACGACAACGGCCATTCCATCAGCCTGCCCAGTGACGCGGACGCATGGTTCGAATCATTGGACTTCCTCAAGTACAAGCGCAACGAGGTCGAGCGCGAGGAAGAACGGCTCAAGCAGTCCGTGAAGGAGTGCATGGGCGAGAACACTTACGGTGAGACGGAGGATATCGAGTTCTCTTGGAAGACCGAGGGCGGGAAGCCGCAATACCTGAAAGTCCCGTTGAACAACGCGAACGACCTTGTGGCGGCGGGCATCGAGTTCAAAACACATCTGTCGGCAAAGAAGCGAGTTCTGCGTCGTAAGGAAAAACCGAAAGGATAGGCCATGGAGAACGACGATCAGCAAGCCTTGGAGGTACAAGCGACCGTACACCCGATTCAGGCAATGGAGCGGTCGCAGCTTGAGACTCAGATTGAGCTGGCCCATAAGTACCCGCGCGACGTGGCGAAGTGTTTGGACAACGCCAAGTCTCTCATCGAGATGGACCAGACCACCGCGCGCGAGGCGTTCTACAGTCTGGATCACTACGGCGGCGCCCCCGTGGTCGGCCCGAGTATCCGCATGGCCGAAATGCTGGCGTCGTCGTGGGGCCACATCACCTACGGATCGCGTCCGCTCGATATTGAGGATAAGGTCGTGCGCGCCCAGGGTGTCTGCTACGACTTCCAGACGAATACGCGCGTGGTGGTGGAGAAAACCCGGCCGATCGTGGACAAGCGTGGCGTGCGCTTCACCAAGGCGCACCTGATCAACAACGCCATGCTGGCGGCACAGGCGATCGCCGAGCGTGATGCTATCTTGAAGGTAATCCCGCGGGCCTACGCCAACAAGCTGATGGACGAAGCCATGGAGATCGCCAGCGGCAAAGGGTTGACCATGGGCGAGAAGGTGAACGCCGCGATTGCAGCGTTCGCCGACCTCGACGAGTCGATCACCGACAAGATGCTGTTCCTCGTGCTGGGCGTGCAGGACAAACGCTCTATGACGATCGCCCATGTCACGCGGCTGCGTACCATCTACAGCACGATTCGCGAGGGGCACGCGACCATTCACGACTACCTCATGCAAGACCCGGGCGAAGAAGATGGCGCGGCGAAGGAGTCGAAGAACAAGATGACCGAGGCGGCGAAGAAGGCGGAGGAAGCGAAGAAGGCGAAGAAGCCGCCGGCGGACAAGAAAAAGAAACCCGACCAGGAGCCCGAGCCGCCGGCCAAGGATCCGGAGCCCGAACCCGAGGAGAAGGAAGAGCCCCCCGAGCCGGAAGTCGAACCGGAGCCGGAGCAGGAGCCCGATGAAGACGGCGTCGTTGAAGAAGAGGCGCCGGATCGGGAGGCTTTGCTGATTGAGTGGGAAGAAGAGTCCGCGCCCCTGAGCAAGAAGGCGCGCATGCAAATCCTCGAAGACGTCGGCAGTCTCGACGGCGTTGCGGCCAACCTCGATGCTGACCAGCTTGCACAGGCGGTCAGTCTCGCAAAAGGAGATTAGCGTTGAAGTTTCGTAAGAAGCCGGTCGTAATTCATGCCGTTCAGTTCGACGGCAACAACCACGCCGAGGTCGTTGAGTTCTCGATGGCGAACGTATCGCACTCGGAACAAGACGGCAGCCTCACAATCGAAACGCTGGAAGGCACCCTCACGGTGTCGCCGGGTGACTGGGTCATTAAGGGGGTGAAGGGCGAGCACTACCCCTGCAAGCCTGATATTTTCGAGCAAACCTACCAGCCCGCAGACTTGAGCATGAATTTCGGACAGGCCATTGAGGCACTCAAGAACGGCAACAAAGTCTGTCGTGCTGGCTGGAACGGCAAGGGCATGTGGATCGTGCTCATGCCTGCGTTGAGCCTGCCGCCGCATTCGTCGCAGGAGCCCGGAGCCAAGGTCAACGACCGCACTGCCAAGCACATCGGCGAGGATACGCCGCTCGACTCGCAGCCGTACATCGCCATGTGGACCGCGCAGGGGCAGTGGCAGCCGGGATGGTTGGCGTCCCAGGCCGACATGCTCGCCGAGGACTGGCAGATCGCCGATTAACGACACCACCAAACCGTAAGGACACAACATGCTCACCGAGATTTACGCAACCCTGGACAAACACGTGGCGTCGGCCAAGTCCGACAACATCGAAATCACCTGCACGATCCCGCATGAACTGGCAGTCGAAGAATTTCTGCTGCACATGCGGCACAACAAGCACTACCTGCGCATGACCGACTTCGACCGCGGCAATGGCAAGACCAAGGAGTGGCCGGAGATTCTGGGCTCGATCAAGGGTCCGAAGTTTCCCGACAAGAACGACTCGCCGGGCTCGTTTGTCTTCGTCACCGAGTACAACATGGCCGTGCTCAAGGCTCTCGACTGGATTCGCAAGTGCGACCCGCGGCAGATCCGTTTTGTCGATTCGCAGATGATGATTCCCAGCGACGACGATGACGAGCAGGAAGACGATCCGCAGACGGAGATCAGCACCGAGCCTGACGAGGGGTCGGAGCCCGAAGAAGAAGAAGAAGAAACCGAGTAGCCGGCGGCAATGGAAACCCAGCCCGCCCATGCTTCGGTGTGGGCGGGTTTTTTATGAAAGGACGGCGCTATGAACGTCGACTTGTTGAAAATGACTGCGCTTGCCGACAGCATCTACTCGACGAAACTTTCGGGCCTACATTCGAGCGAGCAGTTCTTGGTGATCGAAATGCTGAAAGCGAAGTGGGCCGAAACTCAAATTCGCCAGCACTGTATAGCGGCGGTGGCGCGAGTAGAGCCCGCATTGATAGATGAGATCACGGAAAAAGTAACTGAAAAGCTGGGTGACAAGAGGGAGCCGAGGTTTTGAGTAAGGACACGGCGATCGAGTGGTGCGATAGTTCCTGCAATCCACTGATGGGCTGCGAGGGCTGCGAGTTGTGGCATCCCGAGCGTGGCGGCACATGCTACGCGGCCGCATGGGTCGATCGGTACAAGGGCAGCAAGGGCTATCCCGACAACTTCGGCCAACCCCAGTGGTTCCCTGGCCGGGCGGAGCAGGCGGCGGACTGGAGCGACCTGACTGGCGAGAAGAGACCCGATAAGCCGTGGCTCAACGGCCGGCCGCGGCACATCTTCAACGTCGACATGGGGGATCTGTTCTCCAAGCAGATCGCTTTCGAGGACATACTGACCCACGCATGGGAACCCATGATGAGCATTCCGGGGCGCCGGCACGTGTGGCTGGTGCTGACGAAGCGCCCCCGTCGCGCGGTCGAGTACGAGGAGTGGCAGCGCTGGACGAGGGCGATCGTGCGGCCGCGCAACGTCATGCTGATGGTAAGCATCACCGACCAGAACAGCGTCAAGCGGCTCGACCCGTTGGCGAAACTGGACCCGGCCATCCCGATCGGCGCCAGCATCGAGCCCTTGCTTGGCCCGGTAAACCTGTTTCCTGCCCTCTCACAGTTCGATCGCGACCCACCGCTGGACTGGGTAATCGTTGGGGGCGAGTCTGGCCCTGACAGGCGCCCCATGCAACCCGACTGGGTCCGCCTGATTCGGGACCAGTGCCAACAGTGGGGCATCCCGTTCTTCTACAAGCAGCGCGTGACTTCGAAGGGAAAGGATCACGTGCCGGAAATCGACGGGCGGCAGTGGGTCGAGATGCCAAACATCGGGGCATCACCGCTTGGCCCGCGGCCGTACATGGGTAAACATGGCTGGTGCCAGGAGGTAGCGACGTGAACCTTGAGCCCCAAGTCGACAATCGCGTCCCGGAAAACTGTGTCCTGATCATCGGCGCCAACGAAACCGCGGTGCTCCTGCACATGCCTTCTGGCACCATATTCACTTACGATCACGGTGCTGTTTCCGTGACAGTATCACAGGACTCTTGCTGACTGATTCGGGATCGTGTACGCTGTGGGGCATCACCAACAGGAGACGACCCATGCGAATGATGATTGCTTTTACCGCCCTCACCCTTCTCGCCGGCTGCGCGTCCATCCCAGGCGGCATGCTGGCCCAGTCCCGCATCAGCATCTCCACCGACGTCGTCAAGGTCGACGGCACGAAGGAAAAGACCAAGGTCAAAGCCCAAGGCGAGGCCGCGCAAACGGTCAACATTGAGCGCCAGGGCGAAGCGTATAGCCCGGACGCGGTGCAGGATGGGCACGGCAACGTCTGGCCAGACAGCCCGTCCATGCTTTCCGTGAACAGCGACCACAGCGTTCAGACCCCATGGGCGATGGAGGTTGCTAGTGGCTTGCGTGTCGCTCTTGAACAGACCCCCGAAACGGTTGGCCAACTCATGCAGGGCATCACGGCTATCAATTCGCTGCCCGACAGCGCTGTGCCGGTGCCCAACTTCCGCGAGATGTTGATACGCGGTCTGGTCGAGCGCTTTCTTGGACGCTTCGCCGGTGACGATGCGCCCGACCTTGATTTGTCCTCACTCCTCCCGTAACGCAATCATGGATTGGTTTACCAACTACGGGGCGTATCAAACCCTGCTCCACTGCTTGGGCGGCGATGTTGGGTGGATTGCCGCTCTGGTCGTGTTCAGCTTTACCAACTGCATCGGCTACCTGATGATCGCGGCCCATTGGCGCGGTCTGGCGGCGACGATCTCAGACCATGATTTGAAGAAAGACGTGAGCAGGCTGATGTTTATTTTCGCGTTCTGTGGTCTGACGTACCTCTGGGTCATTGTCGATCTGGTGTGGCCAGGCTGGAGAGCCTACATCCTGTTCGTGCTGCTTCCCCTCAACTTCTTCACCTGGCGGTTTTATGGGGGCGCCAGCGCGTTCCAAGGCTTACGGGATTCATCGAATCGACATGAAGCACGGAGCAAACAACTGGCGGAGTTGGAGTCGCAACTAGCGGAGCTACAGAGCATGCGCAACAGGAGGGGGCATTGATGGATGAGCATGGCGGCTATGACGCGCTTTGGCGAATACTAGGAATCGTTCAGTGGGTTTTGGTCGTCGCCATTGTCCCGTCCGGTCTGTTCATCGTTCGCCTATGGTCGGACCTTCGCCAGCTACAGGGAAAGGTCGGAGCAATGGAGCATGATCACACGTCAGCATTAGCACTTGCCAAGAACATATCGAGCTTGACCGTAGAGTTGAAGCACGATCGCGAACAGCTCAAGCGCCAAGAACTCGCTCTCGATAAAATGTACGACGAGGTCAAGACCATAAAAGAAAGGGTCATCAGGCTCGACGAGCGCGATCAGTTGCGCAAGGACTAGAACGACCCAGGCAATGACGGCATGCGCGGCGGCTTAGGCAATTCCGGAATCCCGACACCCCGCTGCTGCTGGGTCGGCGGCATGTAGGGTCGAGGGCGCCCAGTCATCGCCGCCACAGCGTCGGCCGTAGGCATCCCAGCCTCTTGAATCAGCACCCGTCGAATCTGCCCCGCATTCATGCCAAGCGAGCGCGCGTTGTCCACGTACTCGGACAGCCGGCGGAAGTGGGCAGCACGAGCGGCATCGGCCTTGGCACGCGCTTCTTCCTCGGGCATGAACTGGCGAATGTCGTTCTGGTACTGGGAACCGATCTCACGGAAACGGCGATTGACGTCCGCCCCCTTGAACTTGAGCGCGTCTTCGAGCTTGAAACCACCGAAGCGGAGCCCGAAGAGCGCCACGAGTTCGTCCTGGAGATCATAGGTGCGTTCGCTTCCCTCGGCCGGCCGCCCCTGCTGGGCGCGGACAATTCGCTCGAGCGCATTCAGGAAGCCCGGGGCGAGATTCCGGAGCGCCACACCGCGGCCCTGGGGTCCACCCAACGCCGGTAGAACTGAGCCCTCTCGGTCAATGAGACGTCGCCCTGTGATGAACTCCACCATGAAGTTGGGCGCGATGCCCATGCTGCTGAAATTGCCGATCACGTCGGCCGCGCCATCAGCCATGGCATCCACCCAGTTGTCACCGCGCATCATGGCCACGATCGGACGGCGAAGGACCGCATACGGGTCGGTGAATCCAATATCCACGTACCGCTTGTTCCCGTTCTTGTCGGGCAGGAAGTAAATCGGGTTGTTCGCAGACCATGGCGGCAGCCCGAGGTTCCGCATCGCCTCTTCCTTCTCGCCGTCGATCTCCTCCGCGGCCGCACTCATCATCTGCAATGCCATCGGAATGGCGCCGGCGGCTAGGATACCCACGACACGCTCGGCCCCAATGCGACGGAGCTCGGGGTTTTCCGATCGCAACTCCTGCTGCGTCAGGTCGACGATGTTGATCGAGGTACGGAAAATCTCCGCCGGCCACGAGATGAAGTCTGCACGTACTAGGTTGAGAAGGGGCTGATCCTTGAGACTGTTCACGAGTCGGCTGATTCGGCCGTAGGTGGGGTACGTGTTTCGGATCATGTCCGCTACGTACTCCTCCAGCTCTTGCTCACTCCATCCTTCGGAGCGCGCGTAGTTGGCGTACCGCTTCTTCTTGGTTTCGAACGCGGCGATCTTCCAGAACGTGTCGCCGGCCTGATACAGATCCTCCGCCGCGCGATTGATCTTGGAAAGCGTTGCGACCACGTCGTTGCCCCGGTTCTGAATCTCCGAACGCGAATAGGCGCTCAGTTCTCTGCGCAGCGACCGCAACTCCTGCACAGTGGCGTCCTGCTCGAACAGGTTCAATTCAATCAGCCGCTCGGTGTACTGCCAGAGCGCTTCGGTGTCCGCCTCGACTCCAGTGATAGCCCCAATGGCTTCCTGTGGGCTCCGTGACAGCACTTTCATGGCCGAGTACATGGATTCGGGCGCGTGGCGAGAAAGCAGGTCACCATTGGCCGTGGCGATGAGCGTATTGCCCACGAAGTTGCGCACCTGGGACGCCGGGTTGTAGACCGTCTTGCCCTCGCGGATGATCGACAGGGTGGTGTTCACTGCCGCTGTGAGCTGGTCTTGCGTCTTGGCTTGGTAAACGTCCTTGAATGCGTCGGCGATTTCCTTGGTGGTGTAGAGCCCATCGATCGGCTTCATACGCTGGTTGCCGTCGGATGCAATGCGAGTGTCGAACTGCGGATTCGGGGGCTTTTCGAACAGGAACACGCCCATGCCCTCGGCCACGATGGTATCCAGCATCATCTTGTTCGAAATGAGGTTCGCGACCGTCTTCACCGAGTTGGCCGCGTTGACCCGTGGGTCGTTGTACTCACCCATCAAGCGGCGAATCGGCTTCGCAATGAACTTGCGCTTGATGAGACTGGTAATGTCCTGACTGCCCAGCGTCGGGCCCTGCATGGCGAGGAACCCGTCCTTCGAAGCTGCTTCCTGGCCGCGGCGGAGTAGCGCAGAGATATGTCCGTCGACCTCGTCCATGGTCATGTCCGGGAACTGGGAATGCACGTACTCCCGCGCGTCCTGCATGATCTGCTGGTCCTGCTGCACCTCGTCAAACCACCGTGGATTGTCGAACATCTGGTACGAGCGGCGGGTCCAGTACCCCATGTTGCTCTCCACGATAAACGCCATGTCGCCGGCAAACACGCCGTTGTCCAGACCGTACTGCACGAGATCGTCGATGCTCTCACGCTGGCGCTGCACCGCCCGTAGCGTGTCGGGTTTCAGGTTGGGTGGCCGGTCGATCAGCATGTCGCGATCGTTTTCGAGGGACGCGATGTACTCCATGCCGGAGGCGATGCCCTGCTCGTCGATCTCACCCTTGGCCATAAGGTTTTGAAGCTGCATGCGGGTGCGCGTCAGCTCCATCTGAATGTCCTGAAGTTCGCCGTTGGTCAGCACCCGGTTGGCCTCTTTCCATGCGGCCGCACGTTCAGCCTTCGAACTGTACTCCCGGTGGATTGCCCGCGCGAGGATCTGATTGTTCCGCTCTGTGCGCCTGGCCATCTTGTTGCGGAAGCCCTCGGCGCGCTCCTTCTCCTGAAACGCAATCTCTGGAAGATCGCCGCCGGTCTTGAGCCACTTGCGCGCCGGCTTCTTGATGGCGTTGCCAACTTCCTCGATCCCTGGCACACGCACAAAGCCGCGCCGGCCAGCCTTGGGGTCGAATCCAAATAGATCGTCTTGGTCGTCGTCCTCGAACTCCGCGGGGTCGAACAGGGGGCCCTCGTCTTCGAACATGGACAACTGCTGCTCGCTGCTACGGCTCTCGATTTCGTCGATAACCTTGGTAACTTCGGTCGTTGATTCTCCCGACTCTTCGAGCACAAGCCTCTGCATCTTGAGATGTTCGATCGCCTCGACCTCGCCACCGTACAAACCGATCGCGGTCAACGCATCCTGGCTGTAGTTCGGGTCGAATCGCGGAAACACCGTGCGCGACACAGCAGGCCCGGAAAGCAGTTCGGCCAAACGCGACGGGTCGGGGTTGTACTCCCCAAGGATGCCCAGCAGTTCTGCTTCCTGCAAAGCCTGATCCCACGTGTACGCACCATCGCGACGAAAGTATCCTGGCTGCGGACGCCCACTGGTGAAGCCCAGATCCTCGTAGCCGATTGCGCCGTTCGGGTCGGGCGGCTTGATGCCGGCACGCTTCATGTGGCTTCGAAACTCTTGCAGTGCTTCGTTGGCATCCTCGACGACCTCCTCCACAGGCACCGGCTCGATCGGCTTGCGAATCCAGTTGTTCTCGCCATCACCCTCGGGCCGGAAGCCACGACGTTGCAGCCCTTCGGCGAACTGCTCCGTCTGCACCTGCTCCACGTAGATCGGCACGTCGGGGTATCGCGCGGCCAGCATGCCCAGCAGCTCATCGAAGCTACCCTGTCCCGCATCACGCGCTTGGACGTTGATGATGCCCAGCGCTTTCTTGGCCTTGCCGCGGGCTCCCCATCGGAAGGTCAGATTGGAGAACTTGTCCGTCTCGAAGACGAGCGTTTTGCGCTTGCCTTCGAACTCATCGAGTTCCTGCAACACCTTGCCGATCGTCGGCTTGGCCATGCTGGGCGGGTCATCCGCGAGTCGCTGAATCAGTTCTTTCCTTGTCGACGCAGTGTGAACCGGGCCGCCGTATTCGGGAGTGCCGCCCGGACCCATGCGCTGGTCTTCACCCAGAAGGTGCCACACCTTGCCTACGTCGTTGAACTGCGTCCACGTCACATCGTAGACCCGGTCGCCGATCGTCACGGGGTAGATGGGCGATTGCGAGGTATCGGGTTCGCCGTTCGCTGACTCGGGGTAAAAGCGCTTGCCGATTACGGGCTCTGGGCTGTCTTGGGACGCGCTCGATTGCCGTGCATTTTCTGCTGCAAGCGCATCCGTGTTTTTTGCAGGGTCGTACACCATCAGCGTCTTGCCGCCCTCGTGCGGCACAAAGCCGAGTGAGCGATAAAACTCGCGGAGTTGCGCAGCGCTCGCCTTATCCCCTGCGGCTGATCCTATTGGGCCAGGCTCGATTACAAGGGGCAGACCGACCTCATGCGTTGCATGCAGAACGTCCAGCATGGCTTGTCGCGCAAGCCCTTGACGACGCGACTGGGGGTCTACCTCGATTGCCTCCAGCACCAAATACTCGTCCTGATGATTGGCGCCGATCCAGACCTCACCGGGCGTCCTCTCGTACAATTCCCTTGTGGAAACCGCAGCCTTCACCTTGCCGTCGCGCATAACGACGGTAGTCCATTGGGTGCCTCCAGACGTCACCGCGTCCTTGTCACCCGGCGGAACCACCTTGTTGCCACCACCAGCCATCGCATTAAACCACTGGGCCCATGGCTCGTTGGGCGGGAACTGCTCGGGATTCAGCTTATCGAAATCCGGTTCGAGGGCTGGGGCGGTTTTGCGGGAAGGTTGCCCCCCACTCAGAATATCCTCGCTGGTCGTTTGTCCGGTGGGCTGTTGGGACTCCATCGCCGTCAGCGTTTCGGCTGATCGGGCCAAGGCGTCGTCGCGCTGATTGGGTTGCTGCTCCTGCTGAAACCCTCGGCCGGCGGCGTAGTTCTCGTATGCCACTTCACGGGCGTCAGGCGACAACGGCAATAACTGATACTGCGACAGCGTGTCATCGTCCAGCGAGGTCTCACTGAAGATGACGCCCCGGTTCCCATCCAGATCGATCCAGTTTCCAAGGTCCGCCAAGCCCGTGCCGCCTGCACTGATGGGGCGATTGGGGCTCAGGTAGGCAAACTCACCCTCGGGATATTCACCATCCCGTTCCATAATCGAGTGCTTCGCGATGATGAAGTCGTTCACCTGTTCGCCGGCCAGGGGATATGGATCATCCATCGGGGGATGGTCTTGTAGCGCATCACCGATCGTGTTGTACGTGGTGTGTCCGGTTGGCTCGCCGTTCGGGTCCATATACGTGACTTGAATCATCCCGGGCTCTGCGGTCGAGCGATGGATGATGTGCCCTCGTGCGGACATGATCGCGCCCTGTGGCATCTCGTCAACGTTCGGCTCGGTGGCTCGCGCTGGCGCCGGCTCGATGTAGTTCGGATTGCGGACAAAGCGCTTGCCAGGGAGCACGTTCAGTCGCGGGTTGGTCCCCTCGCTTGCCGCTTGCAGCGCATCCAGCGCATTCGATAGGGAAATCTTCGCCGCCCGTGCGACTTCATCCGCAAACATCGGCTCATCGCCCACCTGCTCCACGGCTGGATTGGGCTGGGGTTCACCGGCTTTCGCCCGCTCCAGCGCTTCTGCGGCCCAGCCGCCGTTCTTGTAGGCTTCCAGCACTTCGGCCGGAACATCCTCGCCACGCTGCACCGCGTTCTTGACGTGATTCGCGTGTGCTGCTTTCCGAACGGCCACAGTATCCGCATCACGAGAATCGCCAACGAACTGGGCCTTGGTCATCTGCCACGGCTGCTTGCCTTCGGCCTCAAGTTGTTCGCGCGTGGGGCTTGTTTTTTTCGTGGCTGCGCTTTGCTTGGGAGGCTTAAGCTTGATCTGTCTTTTCGCGCCGTTCTTGTCAACTCGCGTCACAGACTCTAGGCCAATCTCCGCGAAGTGTTTGCGGCTCGAAGCGGAGTCCATCATGGACTGGCGACCATGGTAAATGTATGCGCTTCCAGTCTCGCTGGCCCGCCTCATCGCGTAGCGCTCGGCCTGTTCTTGCGTCGTCCATGGTAGCGCTTCATCTACCTGCTGGGTGGGCTCGGGCTCAGGGGCTGCTGCTGGCTCGCTTGCCACGTTTGCCGTAGTCTCTTGCGCCGCCCGGAACTGCTTGCGGTTGTTCTCGATCGTCTCCGTGGCATCTTCCATCTTCTCGACGTAGACGGTGCTGCCAAACTCCTTGTCCGTGAATACGAGGTAGTCGTCGTATCCCTCGGGCATCTCCTGCACACCATTGAATTCGGCGTTGTTCTCGGACGCCCATGCCCGCGCTTCCTCATCCCGCTTGGCGGCTTCATTAACCTCATCGCGGATCGGGCGCAACGTCTCCCGCGTGCCTTCGCCCACGATCTCCTTGACCTCGCGGAGCGTCAGGTCTTCGCCTTTGTCGACGCGAGCATCCCATAAGGGACGAGGAATGCGGGGATCGTAGACCGGCCCAGCTCCGGACGTATCACCAGACTCCGGACGGGGCGCCAACGGCTCGGGTCCAGACAGACCTCGGAGTCCAACAGGACGAGGGCCCTGGCCGATCGATACAGCGCCGTTGGGCGCTTCGATATCACGCGGCGCGTTGCGAAGGTCGTTGAGCGTGCCCAGTCCCGGGCCGGTCGACATGGGGCCAGCACCTGACACATCACCGGAAGGGTATGCCGGGGGCAAGGGATTGGCGCCGGGAGTGACGCCACGCCCCGAAGCATCGGCCTGCGGCGTGGGCGGGCTGGTCAATGGACGCTCGGCCAAAGGCGTGAGCGGAGCATCGGGTCCGTACTGGGGAATCGGCGGCGGCATCTCGCCCGGCGGAAGCGGACGGAACTGACCCTGTGCTGTGCGAGGCGGAATACCCGGGACTGTCGGCGGGACGCGCACCCCTGCCTGCGGCTCAATCCGCATCTGCGGCTGCTCACCAGAGCGCACCGGCACACGCGGCATGTTCGCCGGCGCTTGGTTCCAGCGATTGGGGAGCTCGTCGTCGCGTGTATCTGGGTCGCTGTACACGTTCGGATCGAGGGCGCCGAGGTTGGAAGGCTGCCCCATGAGGTCGACACCCTCGGGGTACACCACATCATCTGGCCGGCGTTCCCGTGCTTGCGGGGTCCGGTGGTATTCCAGGCGGCGGCGGACCTTCTTCACGTAATCCTGCGTCTCGGGAATGTCCGGGATGCCGTCAGCCTCGTCGACGCGGCCCATGCCTGCGTTGTAGGCCGCGAGCGCCTTGTCCAAGTCGCCCTCGTAGCGGTCGATCATCTGGCGCAGGTAGCGGGCACCACCCATGATGTTCTGTGCTGGGTCGAACGGGTCGGTCACACCGAGGTCACCCGCCGTGCCATCCATCAACTGCATCAGGCCCTTCGCCCCGGCATGCGATACCGCATTGGGGTCGCCCTCGGACTCCTGGTGAATCACTGCCTTGATCAGTCGGCTCGGAATGCCGTACTCGGAAGCGGCGCGGCTCACGATATCGTCATACCGATCGACCTGCCGGCGCGCGTTCTCTTCGGCTGGGCTCATAGGCTTGTCACTGAACCGGCGCGCACCACGACGGATTGCCCCGGCGCCCCCGGTCATCAAGCCCACCGTGCCGGCAATTACAAGCGAATCGCGATACACCTTTTCCGGCGTCAGCGTCGTCGGATCACCGTGTCCGCTCAGGTACGTGTCAAGCTCTTGCAGCAGGTAGATGGTTTCTTCTTCGGCAAGCTCCGCTCCGTACACCCGTGCGGCGTCCCTCACGCCCTGTACCATGCTGTTCGCGAGCGGCTTGGTCATCAGGTCTTCGACACCGCCCAAGCGTCCTGGCAGGGCTGAGAACAGCAGTGTGACGCCTGACTCGATGGCACCCTGGCGCGCGGCACTGCCGATATCCCCGGTCTCAAGGTACGTTTCGTTGCCCTGCACCAAGCCCGCACCGCCAGCCATAACGCCGACGCCGAGTGCAGGGTTGCCGGTAGTCGCGGTCACGCCCAAGCCCCCGAGCATCAGCGGCAGGCTGGCAGACGCGCCTCGAACCATTTCAGAAGCGAGCCCCGCGCGGCCTTCCGCCATGATCCGGCCGGCTTCTTGGCTCAGGCTCTCGGCGGCGTCCTGCGTGGGTAGCCGTTCATCGCGCAAGCTGGTGGCAGCCGCATCAAGCGCCTCGTCGTTGGAGTAGGGCGACATACGCCCGGCTGCGACCTGCCCTTGAGCATACGAGCGCCCCGCCTCGCCCATGAAGTTGGTAATGGCCGAGCCAAGCTGGAGCACCCCGCTCGTAAAGCCGCGCAAGGGTTCATCAATACCCAACGGGCCGCGGCCACTGGGCTCAGGCGGTGGGGCAAGTGGGATCTTCGCATCGCCGGCCGCAGCCGCACGGCTTCGGTCAAACTCCTCCGGCGTCAGCCCCGCCTTCTCGGCCTCGCCACGACGAATGGTGTCGAAGTTTTCGCGAAGGATGGAGTCGATTTGCTCGGGTGGTGTGCCGTCAGGGAACTCAACATGGGTGCCAAGGTCAGGGATTTCGACGCGCATTGAGTTCTCCTGTTAGGGCATTCCCCATGTCCAGTTGCCGTTGCTGTCTTGCCGCAAGCCGCTTCCGCCGCCGGTGTCCAGGTGCGTCGTGCCGCCGGTGCGACGATTTAATTCCTGGTCGACCAGTTGCCAAAACTGCGGCGTGAAGTTGGGGACGCTTTGTCCGGTCTGCGAGTCCGCCGTGATCGTCACGTAGTTTGGGTCGTTGAGGTAGCGCTGATAAAGCTCGCTTATCACGCTCTGCCGCAAACGCTGCTTGCGCTCGGCATCGGCCAAGCTGTTCCCCGATGAATCCAATTCCCGGGTCTGTCGAGCCCACAGGGAATCGAGTTCGGCGCGCAACTGCTCCATGCGCTGCGAGCCCTCGGCATCAAGGCGATTCATGTAATACTTCTGCTCGAGCGTTCGAAGTTCTCGGTTGATCTGGTTCTCGCGCTCCATGATGGCCAGGCCACGGGCGAGGTCCGCGTCGGACTGCCGCTCATACAGGTCGCCGCGGAGCCCGTATTCCTGGCGCTGCTGCTCAAGGCTCTGCCGAAATAGCTGGGAGTTCTCGTCTTGGCGCCCGCCCTGTTTCTGCTTCTCCAATTCCATCTGCGCCGTATCCCGCATCTTCTGCATCTGCATCTCGTTCTTTTGGCGCTGCTGCTCCAGTTTTAGTTGCTGGGCACGATCCTTCTCCGCCTCCATCGCGCTCTCACGCTGTGCGCGCAGACGAATGCGTTCGCTTGCGTTGGCCTGATTGGTGTTGTTGATCCTGTCCGTCACCTGCATCATCTGGTCGAAATTCATGCCGAAGCTGTGGCCGGGAACGGTTGGGTACTGTAGTTCTTCCTGAGACTGCTGGCGCATGCCGGCGATATCACCGAACACCTGCATGGCTCCGCGCGCCATGGGGGTCATCTGCTGCATGGACTCCGCCTGCCGGCGCTCGCCGGTAATGCGGTTGAGCTCCGCGACAATTTGTTCCTCTGGGATGTTGTCGGGAAACTCGATTGTCTGTCCATCGGCCAGTGTCGTTACCTGCATGCCTAGTACCCTCCGAGCGCGTTGTTGGGAGCGGGCTGGCCGATGTTGATGATGTTGCCTTGATCGTCGGTCTCTGCCCATACACGCCGGCCGTTGATGGTGATGAGTTTCCCATACTGGGAGTTGCCCGGACGCGGCGAAAGTGCAGAGTTATACTGCATGCCGCCCAGCGCCGTCTTGAACATGCCTTGCATGGCCGGGGAAAACTTGCTCATGTTGTCGGCATTCGCGAGACCGCCCGTCTTGAAGAAACTGCGGCGGGCATCCTTCGCCGCGGCCTGGCCATAGCTCTGGATCTGCTGCTCCGTCATCGCCGGCCCGACCTCGGGGTTATCGCCGAGATTGGCCAAGGCGTCCTGCTTCGCGGCTCGCCCCGTCGCCATGCCGGCAATCGCATTCGTGCCACCAGAAATTGCCGTGTTCATCAGCGCATCCCCGTAGTCGACTTGACCACCCGCGAGGTCGGTAACCCCCGCCTCGACCATCGGCGATACGAATGGACCCACGACCGGAATGAAGTTCGAAGCCATGCCGGCCAGCTTGCCGACGAACCCCGCCTTCTTCTGCTTCTTCCGCGCCTTCTCTGCTTCCTTCATCGCCTGCTCCGCCTGCTTGGCCTGGAACATCTTCTGGAAGCCCTGCGCACCGGTGTTGTACCGGGAGTTCGGATCGGTGAGAGACTGCGTAGTCTGCGTCAGTACACTGCCGAGTGCGTTGTAGTCGATGCCCATAATCAGTTCCTTGCGTCGATGAGTCCGCCGAGAGCGGAAATTGCCAATACGCCAAGACCGCCAATCACACCGGCGGCTGGGTTGCCCAAAGCAGTGCCGATACCGATGCCCGCGCTGACCGCGGTGCCAGCCGACCCGATAAGACGCGAGCCCAAACCCTCTTCCTTTGGTAGCGTCACTGGCCCGGCGCCCGCATAACTGGCGAGCACCTGAGATCCGTAGGGGAATTGGTCGAGACGCCACTGGGTTTCGCTCTGGTCAAGGCGAAGATCGGCGTTAAGCTGATCGTTGCGAGCGACAATTTCGAAGCGAGCGGCTTCCTGCACCACCTGCACCGCCGTCTGCCTGGACTGCAAGCGAAGCTGCCACAGGTTGATAAACTGCCCGACGTAGTTCTGCACGATCTGCACTTTGCGCTCATACCCGCTCAGTGCGAGCTTGGCGCCAAAGTCATCGATCTGTCGGGCGCGATCGTGATTCATGGCCGATAGCGTGTGGTCAAATCCGGTGCTCATCACCGAGCGTCCCATTTCGTGAGAGATCAGAGCATCGCTGACGCGCCGCTGGAACGCATCCTCAGTAGAGCGTTCGAACGTTTCAATGGCACGCTGTACACGATCGTCGTTTTCCAGCTCGTCCTCAGTAAACTTGACCGCAGTTCGGACGGCGGCGTCGAGAATCGCGTTTGGGTCCAATTCGTCGATGACACTGGTGAAGCTATCCACGGTTCGGTCGAGCTTCTGGATCGCCATGCCCGGGTCGAATGACGCCACTCCTTCGAACGGGTTGAGTGCGGCCGCGATCTCCATTTCCTCGGCGACGTTTAGAGCGAGTAGCGCGGTGGTTGGCCCGCCGGACACAAGGTCGGTGTCTTCCAGCGCATACACCATTTCGTCCCAGTACGCCGTATACTCGGAGTGAGCAGGGGTGCCGGTCATATCGGGCGGCTCGACAGCGTTGAGCCACCGGGCGTGCTGCAATAGCTGGGGGATGGGAAGTACGACTTCCCCCGAGGCACCGCCACCAGGCATGGCTACAACTCCTTCTTGTACGCTGAGGGTTGAAACCCGAAACCGGACAACAACCGCTGCACCCTTGGGTTCACACTGAAGATTTCAACGGCGGCGGCGTTCTTGCCACGGGCGTACCGAATCAGAGCTTTGTATACCTGCTGCCACTCCTTCGTGGTGACAACGGCTCCTTCGCGTATATTGCCATGAACCACGGAAAAAATACACTCTTCCGTGTAAGGGGTCTTGTAGATCTGCGTCCCCATGAGCCCGATGAACTCGATATTGTCACCATCGAACCGGCGAATCACCCAGAACTCAAGACGCCAGATCATGGCATCGAGAAGCATCTGGACAATCTTCAAGGGGTTGCGGTACAGCCCGGACGAGCGGAGGAAGTGGAACAGAAGATCCCACATCATCAGTATGTCCGCTGGCTCCAGTTTGGTCAGGTGCAGTTCGCCTTGCGGCTTCTCTTCCGGTTCCATCAGTCACCCCTCGGAACCCCCCGAGTGCCTCGGGTGGTGGTGATATCATCCGCCTGATACTGGAACCGAAGCCGATCAATGACGCCGCGAGTACCATTGGCAACATCGCCCTGCACCTTGATCTTTGCGTCGTTGAACTGGACCTTGGGGTACAGCATCACGGACCCGTCTTTTCTCCCCTGGCAAAGCGCACCGCTGCGGAACGTGCTGGTCTCGTCGTTGTACCGATAGTCGACGCCGGCCGACAGGTTGGTGACACCTTCGCGAGATACCTGAATCACCTGCGCCATCTTCCGCCCGCGCTCCCCAATATCCAATGGCAGGCTGCGGAACAGAACTGTGCGCTTCGTGTCGTCCGACCGTGTGTCGCGCGCAATGCCGTACAAGTTTCCGCCGTCCCGCACCAAGCTGGTTGGAACGATCTCCATTGGGCCGCCCAGCCGATCGTCGTCATCTAAGATGAACGCTTGCGCCTTGTCGGCAATCCACCATGTCCGCTCAAGTGAGTCGAACGAGATCGTGACGTCGGCCAGCGTCAAGGAGCCCAAGTGCTGGGAGAACTTGAGGCGCCGCGGACGTTGCTGCGGCGTGATCTTCCACAGTTCACGCTCGGGAGTCAGGTATACACAGGCGTCGAGGTCACCGCCAACCGCGGCAGGCGCGGCAATGCCGATTCCGGAAAGGCGCTGATCGCGGTAAATATCTCCGTCTGGCATCAAGCGGGCAACGCCATTGGTTCCGAAGACAATCGGCGCGTCGTCGAGTTCATGGAACGCCTGAATCGCACCGGGACTCCGCAGCAGGGCGAAGCCCCACTCGCGATCCTCCAGGCGGGACATGACGTGCCCCTCCATATCTGTCTGGTTCTGAGACGTGTACATGTCGAGCAGCGAAAGCAGCGCATCGAAAGGGCGGTCGGAGGAGCCGCCACCACGCTCACCGAACATCATCCACCCGAGGCCCCACGACTGTGTGCTGTAGGCAATGCGATCGGAATCGTTCATATCCTTCCACTTCTGGAAGACTCGGCCGAACACGTCGGAAGAGAACACATCGCCGGCCATGCCGCCAAGCAGTAATCGCCCCTCGTGTTTGCCGACCCCGAGCACCGTCGGCGTGGTTACACGCGACAGTCCGGTGCCCCACAGGAAAACGTCGGAGTTGGTGAAGAAAGGGATCTCATCGAAGAATACGCCGCGCCATGGGTGTGTGCCGGCCGAGAAGGTCGCCCCCACCGCTGACGCATCCCATGACTCATCGGCGCTGTACGCTTGCGTCTGCCCCATCACCCAGCGATTCGCTTCGCCGCGAAAAAGCTGCACCGTGCCATCGGTCGCCCAGTTGGGCGTCGGCCCATTGGTTACCGGATTGGTGATTTCATCGGGGGTCGCCGCAGCGTATCCAAGCGGCTGTAGGTTCTGCATGGTCTCCGCGTAGGGCGTGTTGCGCGGAGCCCGGGCGTCGGGGCTAAGACCATTGCCAAGAGCCTCACGGGCCATCAGGGAGTATTCGCGATACCCGCCCTCCATGCGCCCCGTCAGTGTCCGGTCACGCTCCATTACTTGTTCGTCTCACTCAGGATGGTGTCGGTGCCCGACATGATCGCATTCATCGACGGCTTGCCCAGCTTCGGGTTGACCATCAGACCTTGGCAATCCACTTCCTTGTAGTTGGGCGCCACCAGCCGCGGTTTGAAGTCCGCCCCCGTCCGCTTCACGAAGGCGCGACCACGGTCATCAACATCAACCGCAGTCTGCCGGCGGAACTCATCGCTGGAGCGCAGCCGCCACTGGGCCTGGGCTGTCCATGAACTCGCGTCCGCCTCCTGGCATTGCACGTCCATCGAACTGACCTCGAAGGTCTTGCGGTCGGGACGGCTGATCATCGTCCACTCCAGCACCGCCTGCTGCGGGTCGGAAGCGACCTCGGCGCAGCCAAGAAGCGTGTCGTCGCTATCCAGTCGAACCAGACTGGTCGGGCGAACTGCTGCGCTCTGTCCAAGGCCGTAGCCCGTGTAGGCAAAACAGTCCGACGAGTCGGCAAAAAATGACACCGAGCGGATCGGGTCGTAGGACGCAACAACCTGCGTAAGCGTCAGGGTTTCCAGATACTCGCTGTAATCGAGTCGTGTGGCCGAGTTGCCGTTGATCACGTACAAATCGCCACGGTTGGACACGAAATAGTGCATGGATTCGCTACCGCAAACCGATGTGTTGTTGGGAACGCCAACGTGATTGAGAGTCTGCACCATGTTCGACTCGTCGACCACTTCGATGGCGACCTCCGTGTAGCCACTCTCCCCACGAACCAGGCGACAGATGCCGTCCTTGCCGTAGCAGATCAGGTCATTGCCAAGCTGCTTGAGATGGCGGATGGCACCGCACCACTGGGGCCGATAGAAGCCCAGCATGCCCTCTTCGAAGTTGCCATGCACGATGCCCTTGAAGTTCTCCCCTTCGTAATCGGGGTCGGGGTATCCCAGCGCGGCCAAGAACACTTGGAACGGGAGGTCATTCGCAAGGCCACCCATCTCGGAGAAGAAGATATACGTGTCGTCGAGGGAGTCGTCCTGCGTTGTCACCTGGTTCTGCTGCTGGTTTTCGCGCCAGTGGTCGAACAGATCGGTGACGATTTGCTGATTCAGGCGCGTGCCACTCATGCCGCCAATCACCACAGCGTTATTGTGCTTGCCCACAGCCCCTACGTTGAGATCTTGAGCCTCAACGACCACCGTCGTATCGGCCGCAGACTTGGGGTTGGATGGCAGGCGCCACAGGAAGTTTTGCTGATTGTGGGCGAACCAGACCTGATCCTGAAATCCGCACACGTTGTAGCCAAGGCCGCCCGACGCAAGCGTCACCTGCGCCACAACCGAAACATTGTCGATGGTGCCGGTGAACCCACTGGTCGTAAAACTGAAATCCGTGCCACCCGAACACGTGATGGTTTCGTAGTACGTGCCGGTCGAGCTGCGCGTCGTGCCGGCCTGCGTGCCACAGTTCGGCGTGACCGAGCCCGCCGACACCACAACGGAGAACTCCACCAGGTAGACCGTGCTGAGTACGAGCGGGCCACTCTGGGTAAGTGCCGCCGACGTGCTGGTGCCCACAGCCTTGCCGCCCGTGATCGTCCAGCCCGAACCTTTCGCCCAGTCGGCATCCTCATCGAAGAAGCGATTGGTGATTTCCTGTCGGGCATCGTACACAGTGAATTGCGTGGCCGGCCATGGGTAGGACGATACGTCCAAGTCCCAGACCTCCTGATTTTGGAAGGCAAGGAACGTCTTCTCGCTGCGATGAACCTGCGGAAACGGGTGGGTCACCGAGTTGGCAATGTCGCCGGTATCGATCGGATAGGTGATCTGGCGCAGAGTGAGCGCGCCCCGATCTCCAAACGGCAACTGGTTCTGCATCGTCCGCAGCCAGTCGCCGCCCCGCGATTTGTCCCGCTTGGGTCGCAGTCCGCGGCCCGGTGCTTCGTTCAGGATAATTGGGTCCATGACGCAAGACTCCTACGTTTCCCGTCGTCGAACTCGACGATGATATCTTTCAGGTATGCCTGTGCAGGCGTCGAGTGGGTGGCCTCCACGTAGAAGCCTCCCGATCCACTGAGTTTCAATTCGCACGCACCGCGCGCAGTCGGGGTCAGTGTACCCGAGTTCTGGTGCAAAGTATCTGTCACCTTTCGCCGGGCGTACACCGTCACCGACCAACCGCTCATGTCGTAGCCATCAGACTCCAGCCACAAACGGATCGCTTGGGGAACCTTGATTCCCTCCATGTCGTCGAAATAATCGGAGCGATATGTCACCGTACCCGCGGCGGCGTCCGATTCGTAGATACCAATTGGCGCGCTCGTGTCGTTGCTGCGGCCAAAAAACACCGTCGTCGGGATCTGCGGCGCTTTGACGAACCCGCGCGCTTGAGACAGCCGGTAGCATCGGTCGCTCGCACTGAAATGAAACTCCTTCTCGGATGGGTCGTAGTGAACCAGCCAGTCGTCTCCCTCGGTGAACGCCCAACGATAGCCCAGGTACTCGCCCTTGACGCCACCGTTGCCGGTCGGGGTCAGCACATACAGGTCGCCGTTCTCCATGATCGCCGCCTGCACCTGCTCATTGCCGCCCGCCGCGGCGCGCGTGTTTGTGCCCTGCTTTACCCCGAGCCGCGGTGCCTGCCCTTGGATCTCCGCATACCCGAAGCCTTTTGAGTGGTCCGAGTAATCCGGGACGGCCAGGTGACAGCCGTCGCTCATGTACACCACCATGGCCTTATCAAGCTGCATCATCTTGAGCACCTGCCCGCGCCCGGGCAGCGGCATGAAACCGCTTTGCCGGCGGGACTCGATAGACCTCCACCACGGATTGTCCTCGTCGAACCCTGTGTCTGGGTTGTTGGAAAGCGTGCCGTAGATCATGAACGGGATCGAGTAGAACCGCAGCATGTCCACCGCGCCGATACTCGACCACCATATCCATGACTGCTTGTTGGTCGCGGAGTACAGACGATCGATATCGTCGGGCACCACATCACCGCGCAAGCCGCGCATGTAGGTTTCCCAGTCGGCGAGCGCATGCAGGTTGGTCTCGAAGCCGCCAAGAAACAAGCGAGAGTCCTGATAGGCTGCACCCGTGGCAAATGTCACCTGGTTCTGGTGAAACGTCTTATTCGCGAAGCCAGCGTAATGCAGGGTGTCCACTCCGTTGAACATCCATATGGTGTCCATGAGATCTGCGTAATGCCATTCTTTTCCGCCCGTCAGCGTGGCGCTGGAGCCAGAGTCACCGTCCCAGTTGTAGCTTTGCCAGTCGTATACCGTCACCGGAAACGGAGACCAGTCCGAGCTCGCGTTTTCGGAGACCACAAAGAAGTCATCTTGATCCAGCAGGGCGGTCAGCTTCTTCGCCCTTATCAGTTGCGGCCATGGGTGAGACTTCACGATTGACGCGGATGACAGGGCCGCGTTGGTGATTGGTTGGACGACGTTTCGAATGGGCACCAGACCGAACTCGGTCGCTGCGGCCATGTCAAACCTGCGCGCATAGTCCACATTGCTCGGCAACCGATCGTCAGGCTGGTAGCCGTTTTGCAGGGTCTTCGCGAGGCTGACCTTGATCACCGTCACCCCTCCCGAAACATGGCGAGGAAGGACGTCCGACGAAACGCCCCAGAATCGGAGCCCAGGGTCACAAGCAGCTTGTCACCAGCCGACACAGGAATGACCTCTTCGAAGATCTTAGTGCCGGGCTGGACCGTCTGGCTAAGTACGACCTCGCCGTTCCATTGTGCGTTCAACTGGACCTCGCCATCGACCTCGCCACACATGATGGTGGGCGCCACCAACTCCCCGGGGGTCTGGAACTCGTGCTCCATCACGATCACTTGTAGCGTGTCCCCACCGAACTGAACGTCATTGAGGGGCCCGCCCAAAGGTACTGCCGGCTTGCGGCGGAGTTTGCCTCGCTTGTGACGTTCTTTCGCTACCTGGATTCGGCGGCGCTGAAACTCCTCACGAGCCGCGGCCGTGCGCTGCTGCCATGGTGTTGCCCGTTCAGCCATTGCGCACCGCCTCTTCGGGGGTAAGCGCGGAGATCTCAGCGAAACGGTCCTCCGCAAGCATGCGCTCCAGCTCCTCCTCCAGTTGGCTTTGAAATGCCTTGACGCCACTGATGTTGCGGTGTCCATCGATCTCCAACTGGAGCCTGGCCGCACGAATCACGTACTCGGGGCGCTCTTGCAACCAAAAGTTTGAGTCCGTGTCATTGACTAGCGGCGGCACGCTAAAGTCCCCGAAAACCGTCAGTTTGTAGGTTTGATCCGCCGGCGGCATTACCGTGAACCACGGAACACGAAGCGAAGGCAGGTTGGTCGCGGGAAGGTCTGTGTAGACGCGGATAGATTCAACCGTGATATCCCCATCCTGATACGGAACAAGAATGACGATCGTATTCCATGGCTCGCCGCGATCGACTACCACGCGGCCGTTTGTCGGGTAAACCAATTCTCCATTCACAGCGGAACTGCCATCCCAGTAGAACAGGGAAACCGCCCATGAGTCGCTGCTGGTGGCGTCAATCTCAATGGTGATTTCACCCGCGGGCTGGTCATACACGTACTGACTGATCGTCCCGGTCTGACCATCTGGCTCGAAAAGCAAACTGCCAGGTGCCCACGTCCACTCACTCTCATCCTCGATATGCGACTGGAAAGGCTTCGCGACCCTTTCGGGATTGGTGAGGTTTCCGGCGTAGAAGACTGGCTCGTTCTGGAAGTACGGGTCCGCCCAAATGTCAGCGGAGCTCGGAAAACCTTGTGCAAAATAGAGCGGCTGTCCGGCCGTGACGTTCTTGAACTCCTTGCTTGCATACTTGTCGCGCAACCAAGCCATATCCTTTTGCTGCAAGCGCGTTCGCGTGTTGACGTTGTCCCAAGTGTCGATCCGCGTCACAAAATCAACGTGGGGCACCGCAACGCGAAACTGTCCAGGGAGCAGGTTGGCCTGAAACCGCTTGTGAACGCCGCTATTACTCCAGCGCTGATCGAGCCACCGGAGCCCCGCGTTCAGGTAGTACGTGGCGTCCGACACCAAATTGGCGTTGTTCGAGTACGTGCCTGCATTGAAGTCGGTCACCAACTCGTGATACCCGGACTGCTCGCACAGAACGCGACGCGCCTGGACGTGGTTGAGGCTAGACATGGTGGAAATCTCCGCGACGTTCGCCAGCACCAGTGCCAGCGCGAGAATCGACGTGTGCATCTTGCGACGTGCTCCTAAGCATTTGTCTTCCCCTTGAATGCCCGGCCCCGGGCGAACCCGAGGCCGGGCTACTATGAACCCCTGGCATACGTTACGAGCGGGCCAGATCCCGGTGGATGTTGCGGATGATCACGTGATTCGAGATCCCGTTGAACTTCCAGCCACAGCACTCACGGAAGCCGCCTTTGGCGTTCGAGCTCCAGATCGTGCCATCGCGCTTGGCGCGCTTGGCGCGCTCACTGTTCATCACGTCGGCCGGAATCGACTCGAACGGCATGAACGTGGCCTGCGTGATGAGCTCCATGTTGGGCATGATCAGCGTGCCACGGTATGCGGACGAGTTTTTCATCAGCGGGTGCTCGTAGAAACGGATGTTGCCGTTCTGGAGCTTGATCCGATTGAACCGGATACCGACTTCGTCCGTCTCGGTCGGCTGGTCGACGTTGAACGTCAACCGGTCCTGCATGTACTCCTCCAGCACGAGCATCACTTCCGGCCCCGCCCAAGCGCGGAGATCCTCGGTGTTGTCGTGCCAGCGCGAGACGTACTCGACGACATTGGTCAAGAGCTGCTTGATCCACGTGTACGCCGGGCCGGTGGTCGAGCCGAGGTAGATGGTGTCGGTCAGCGCGTCGATGTAGTTCTGCCCCGCCTGCTCCTCATACGTCGTGAGGTAGTATTCGAGGCCGCCCGTCGACTGATACTCCTTGTCGGAGTCGTCCAGCACGGACTCAATGAACGCCATCTCCTTGTCGATCAGGAAGTCCTTGAGCGCGTCGGCTTCGGATTCCGCGAGAACATCGTAGTTCGGGCGGCTCTTTTCCTTGCGTTCGTAATCGTTGACCGTGTACGAGCCGAGGAACGTGGACATGGCGCCTTCACGCTTGACCAGATCCTCGAACCGACCCTCGGGCAACGTGTGGACGTCGCTGTGCTTCTGACCAGCCGGCGTCATGCGAATGTACGAGGCGGCGAGCGCCTGGTCGCTATCCGCGGCCAGCAGCTTTACCGTCACGTAGGAGTCGGAATCGCCGTTCAGGGACTTGCCCGTGACGAGCCCCTTGACCTTGCCCGACACCTGCTTGTACGCGGAGTCCGCGAACTCCCAGATGACGCACATCATGCCGGCGTCCCACTTCTTGGCGTTGTTCTCGGTCATCTGAACATTGACTTCCGTATCGACCGCAGTCGTGCCGGAGGCGGCGTTCGTCAGGCCGGGGCCGTCGAACACGTCGACGACCGGGCAATCACGCTGATTCCAGCCCTTTTCCCACCACGTCAGCGAGCGGGATTCGGTCTGGATTTCCTGACCCTTCATGCTAATGAAGGACGTCATCTGCCCGACCCGCTTCAAGCCCATCGGCATGTACTTGAAGACCTCGGGAAACCAATGACGATCGTGTACGTCGGCAGTGCGCTCGGTCTGCAAGACCGGGTCTTGGCGCATCACCGGAGCGATTGGTGAACTCATAGGATTTTCTCCTGTTGTTTCGGTTTGATCCCAGCGCGAGCGCTAGGCGTTGCGGTACACAGCAAGCTGCTTGAGCGTGCTGGTATTGGCTGCGTTTTCGGTTCCGTACTGGACAGTCACCGTGACTGCCATGGTGCCGGTCGTATCAATGGATGAGAGTGAACTCGATGCCGACCCCAAAAGCGTTACCGCCTGACTGTCGCCAACGTCGTGCTTACCCTCTCCAGTGACGAGACCGGCCGTGGTGCTTCGAATGCCAACCGTCATGTCCCATGACACAAACTCGCTGGCATCCCCGGCGCCACCAACCGCATCATCCATAGTCAAGGTGCCAGAACTGAAGATGATCTGACCATCCAGTTTGACCTTGACCGTAATGTTGCCAGCGGTTGTGTGGCTGCCCGTTACCGTTATTGCGCCTTGCACTCGGACGGTATCACCGGCGGCCAACGTGTCCGCGGGAATGGTGTAGCTGACGTCGTAGGCTGTCTCATCGGTCGAGGCGTCACCCGAGGCGGCCGTGACTGCTGTCGAGTCCGCCGTATTGACGTAGAGAAGCCCGCCGGCATCAGCGTTTTCAATCGTCGCACCGCGCGTAAAACTGGGCACGCCCTCGTTATTGGAATCGAAGGTGCGCTGCACGCCATACGCGCGATTGCCGTCGTTGATGAAGTTCTGTTGTGCAAACGCCAATACCGGCGCGAACACAAGAAGAGCCAACAACGACAAGATGGCAATGCTGTTGAATTGCTTCATGCTGATGCTCCTTACGTGGTCACGTCTTTGATGACAGCCGTGTATCGGCCCCACCAATTCCGAACGACCGCGTGGTCACCAGACGCCGTGAGGTTGTCGCCGATCAGGTCGGTGCCGTTCTGATCTTCGAGCGTGACGGAACCACCGGCGGCGCCGTTCGAATAGATGCTGAGATCGTCATTCTGCCACTCGCTGTACTTCGGAGCGATGATCGTGTGTACGCCGGAAGCCGGCGGAGTCACGATGACAAAACGATCCTTGGGGTCGAGCTGGGTCGAGCCGCCTGCCGTACCCACGATGATCTTGGGCTGTGCGTGGCTTTTCTCGAAGCCGCTCGACAACGGCAGCGGATGCTGCGGAGTCGATGACATTTTGTCCATTACTCGTTGTCCTTATTGTTTGTTGTACGCCGCCTTGAGCCGTTCGATCGTATCGACGACTGGTGGCTGACGCTTCGTGTTGGGGTTGGTTGGGGCCTGGAGCGCAGAAGCGGAGTTAGCACTGGGCTGAGGAGTTCCGCCGCCACGAGCGTCGAAACCCTTGCCAGACTTGATCAGCTTCTCCAGAGCGTTCCCGGTCTTGGTGTCCTTGCGGAGTTTTTCGACAACACCCCGAAAGAGTGCTGACGGCTCCATGTCGGGATTGTCGCGCCGCATTACACCTGCCGCGGCGACAAGGTCTTCCACCTTGCCCTCCAGTTCCGGGTACTGCTGTTCTGCGAGCATTCCGACCATCATGGACTCCATCATGGAGCCCACAATCGGAATCAGTGTCCGGGCCGTCTCCTGAACCTGTTGCCCGTGCTGCTTTGCCAACATGCCTTGGACGAAGTTTTTCACCTTACCGGCCGCGCCGGCGCCATCCAGCATGTCGTCTTCGGTCAGCTCGAGTTCGAAGTCGGAGCCGGCAGCTTCCATGAGTCGCTGCAATTCCGCTTCCTGTGCCTGCTGAACCTGCTCCGGCGTCGGCGAAGCGGGGGCCTCCGGTTCCTCGGGGGTTTCCTCGCTTTTGCTCTCTGCTGGGGCAGATCCTTGCGTCCTGAGCCATTCCTGAAACGATTCGAGCACGGCTTCCTGCTCGTCCTGTTCCAGTTCTCCGAGTGCCGTGATGATATCCGCCGGCGCATCCGAATCGCCCTCGTCCGCCGCGGCGTTTGCCGGCTCCGCGGGTTCGGTGGGCTCTTCCGCCGGGTTCATGTCTTCGGGGGCACTCGTATTCTCCACCGGCGCAATCTCTTCGGCGCCGGGTTCGATATCGTCTT